CTACGCTGCCATATCCTGTCCCATACAGTCTCCCATACTTTCGTCGCCGATCACCTCGGCGCAGAAGCGATCGATGTCCGCTTTTGCCCACACTGTTCGAGCACCCATCTTCCGCTGCTTGGGAAAGGTGCCCTGCGCAACACGCCGGTAGATGGTCGCCCTGCTGAGCGAGGTGCGGATCATCACGACCTCAATGTCCTGCAGGTCTGCCGCCAGATCGGCAGCGGTCTTTTTGCCGCTCATCGTTATTCCTTCCGCGCCAATGCGGCGCCGGTCTTCATGCCGCGATTGCGGCCGTTGTTGAAGTTGGCCATGACGCGCTCGGCTTCGGCCAAGTCGCCTTGGGCCATTGCCAGCAGCGCCAGTCCCCTTGCTTCCCACCGTTGAACCGTCGATCGGCGAACTGTTGCCAGATCGATGCCCGACAGGCTGGCTAGCACGTGGCCCACCTCGCGGAAGTCGGGGACATCGGTGCCCTGCAGCAGGTCAGCCATATGCGGCCACCTCGCGATACTGGGCCGTGGCAAAATGCCCACCCACGCACAGGGGAATCAGGGAATGAGCGTTCTTGTCGAAGTTGGACGCGTTGCGGTGAGTTCTTGGAACTGGAATGCAATCTCGGCTGTCATAACAGGCTTCGCGGCATTTATTGCGCTTATCGTGGGAGTTCTGCCCCTCTTCCTTGCCAACGCAAGGCGCAAACGCCAAGCCAAAGTGTTGGCCCAGGTTCTGGCGGATGAGCTCTCCATTCAAGAGCTCCATCTTCGGGCTGCGATGCAGGTGCCCAATGCACAGGACGGTCGCGTCACCGCCTGGGAGTACCAACAGATATCCAAGGCAATCGCGTTCTTGAACGCACAGCCTGTAATGGACCTGATCTCTTTCAGTCCCAATCTCCCAAACTATCTGGTCAGCGCTGTGGCGCAATGCGCGGCCATGCTTAGTATTGCCCGGCAACGCATAGTCTTTCTCGCTGATCCCAAACCCGGAGAGTCCTACACGATCGCAGGTGACATCGGCTGGTATGAGAGTGTGGCTGCAGACATTCTCAAGCTGAGAGTTGCGCTTCATAGGTGGATAGGTAGCGAACCACAGGACTTCGCGGAAGATGTAAGAACGCTTGCCCAGAACCTTCGCAAAGTGGCGATTACACACCAGAATGATTGGCGCAACGCGAAGGCGAAGGAGCAGTACGACAAGGCTGTAGAGCGGATGGAGCAACGTAATTCCTCCAAAAGTTGATTTGTGACGGATGCGAAAGCTAGCCATGTGGAGGTCCATTTGCCGTCGTGCTCGATGGAGATGCCGCCTACTTCCGTCAACGCGGCGCAGCCCATTGCGCGCGGCGCGGAATGCCTGCATCGCCAGCCAGAAGGCGCGGCCACCAGCAGGAACAGCGAGCCGGCGATGCCCCACGTCAGCGCGGTGGTGAGCAGCTGGTCAGCCATGGGCGCGGTCATGCTGCGCTCCTTTCGCACAGGCCAAGGTCTGAGGTGCAACCGCCGCCGGCTTGGGCCTGGAGGAAGAGATCGAACTGCCGGCCGCCTCGGGCGGTACGGCTCCATTCGACCAAGGTGTCGATGCGGGAGTAGTTGCCCGGCCGGTCGACGTCGGTGGGGTCAGTGACCGCTGGAAAGAACGTCGCGCTCCGCCGCTTATTGGCCGAGGCGACGATCTCCTCCCACTGGCGGATCCGCTCAATGTGGTCTGGGAACAGGTCCGCGATGTTCCGCAGCTCGCTCTTCCGGCAGTTGATGCAGGGCATGCAGCCGACTCGGCCCATGCCCAGCGCGTAGAGCGGGTTCGGGGCAATGCCATGCTTCCGGTGCTGGGCCCAAACCTGCTCGACCGACCAGTCGAAGATCGGACGCCAGACCATCGATCCCGATTCGTGCCGGTTGAAGCGCGGCTGCTTGGCGCGGTTTGCCGACTCGTCTGCGCGGATGCCTAACCATTGCAGCACCGGGCCAGCCTTCAGCATCGGGCCGACCACCTGCAGGGTGATAGGCAACGTCTTCAGTTCTTCGGTGCAGAACTGGGCCATGCGGGACGGGAAGCGTCCCTTGCTGATGCACAGGTCCAGGAAGGGATTGCCGGTGGGTTCGTGGAGCGCGGCGGCCTGTTGGACGATCGTGTCAGCGATGCCCTGCTGCGGCCATTTTTCCAGAATGTAGGCGCGGTGCTGGGCCAGCTGGCGGGTGAAGTCAGCGCGCACGGTTTCCACCACCGGCCCACCGGTGAGGTGCGGCAGCTCTGCAATGTAGTCGTAGACCCGCTGATCCTCATTGCCGGTATCCGCGAACACAGCCCGGAATGGCCGCCCAAGCTCGATGGCGCGTAGGTACACGGCGGTGCTGTCCTTCCCGCCGGAAACGTTGACCAGGTGCTGGATGCGCTCAGCCATTGCGCACCGCCGTGTCGGTGTTGTCCTTCTTGCGGGCATCGGCCACCGCAGCCTTCATGTCGCGGCGGACGGTTTCTGCCAGGCAGGCGAGGTTGTGTGCACGCTGGAACGCATCGCTCAGCACGGCGCAGGCCTGATTCTTCAGCTGCCACACGATGTGGCGCTCGGGATCGTCGGTCCCTATGTCGCGATCCATGGCAGACACGGCGGCGAGAGCGTCCACGGCGCGGTCGTTGAGGCTCGGATGGTCAGCCATTGCCCACCGCCTGGCTGTCGGCCTTCCCCATGTTCTCCGCGTAGTGCGGCATGTTGTCGTAGCCGCAGTCGTTGCATTCCCAGCCCGTGTCCAGACTGGGCGAGCCGCAGCGCAGGCAGCGCTGGTCGTCGTCATCGACGCCGTCAATGTGCAGTTGATCAGCCACGGCGCACCTCCGCATGGCTGTCGATCAGGTTGTGCAGCCGGTGCCTCTCATCGATCAACTTGTACTCGCAGCAATGCGAGTGATGCAGGCCGTAATTAGTGAGCAGCGGGAATGCAGCCTTGATCGCTGCGCCCAGGTCCACGGCCTGCGCCGCGTTACTGTCGACCAACCGCTTGCCTGCCGCTCGGATTGCCGGGCCAATGTCGATGGTTTCGCCCACGGCGTCGTAGTTGCATCCGTCCCACTGCTGGGCGATCTGCTCGATGATCTTCCGCAGGTCCACGGCCTGTGCGGACTGCTGCGCGGGCGGGGCGGCGTAGAACGGCACCAACTCGGTATCACCGTGATCGAAACCGTGGCGGAATGCTTTCACGTCCCGGGTCGGGGTCATCGGGACGCGAATGTGCCCCCACGCCCCGGCGCTCAGATAGAACGCGGGTTCATTCCCTACCGGCTGGCGCGCGGCGAGGGCGGCGGCTACGTCCTGAGCGAATGCCAGCAGGCCACCACGATCCAGCAGCCGCACGCCATCCTCCCGGCTTTCCTCTGCATGCACGTCGGCCAGCGAAAGCACGCGGTCTAAATCCAATTCTTCTCCCTGACCACCCGGGGAGGGCTGGGCGGAGAGGGACTCAGCTGCCGCGAGGGCGCGCGACAGCCAGCGGATGCGGTCCTTGGCGGCGGTAAGGTAGGCGATTGCCGGGGTGGCGCCGCCGACGAGATCGGCCATGGTCTGCCGCTCGTTGCCGTGCATGAACACCGCATTTGCCAGCTCGTCGTCGGTCAGGTCGCCCATGACCAGCGCAGCGCGCTCGCAGTCGTAGCGCGTTCCATTCGGGTCCGGCTCACCAGATGCTGCCCAGCGAGAGCCGGGTGTGCCCAACCGCACGCATCCGCCGTGCTTCACGGTCGCCAGGGTGGCCGGGGTCTTGTCGGTGGTCATGCGTGCTGCTCCTTGAGGTTTGCGGGGAGTCGCGAATGGCGCAGTGCTTCCCACGTGAGGGGGTGTGGGCCGCGCTTGGCCCGTCGGGAGGCGGCATCGATGGAGATGCCAAGCTCGTCGGCCAGCTGCTTGCTGGTGAACCGCTTGCCCTCGATCACGTGCGCGAAGAGCTGCGCACGGGCCAGGCCCGCGCGGGACCTGTTCCGTTGGTGGCGGGGGTGGGAGAGGGAGTCCATCAGGCTGCCTCCGCCAGCGGCATCGCTACCGGATCAAGGTTGGCTTCGGCCAAGGCACGCAGCGGCGGTGGGCTGACGCTGTTGCCCACCATGCGGACGGCCGCGCTGGTGGTGAGCGGCGTGCCGTTGGCAGTGCGATCGATGATGTACCCGGTTGGGAAACCCTGTGCGCGGTAAAGCTCGTGCGGCTTGAGCATGCGCAGGCCGATATCCACGATGACGTAGGGCGTGCCTTTGATGTGGACCGTGACCAGCGCCAAGCGATCCTTGGTGGTGACCGTGTCCAGGGAGTCGCGCAGATCCACGGCGATGCCGCTGCCGTAGTACTTCACCAGGAAGGCGGCGACGCGCAGGGCACCGGCTTCCTGCTCGGGGGACAGCTGCGCAAGGTCTGCGCTCACCAGCCGCTGCTGGCTACCGCTGGCGGTGATGGTGCTGACCGGGTCGCGCGCATCGTTGCCTGCGCCTTGGTAGAAGCCGCCGTTGGCCTGTTCAAGGAAGGCAGTAGCTATGCCGAGGGCATGCGCTGCGCCCGCTGGCCGCGCTGCTCCCGCTCCAGAGGTAATCGTCGGCACCGGCTCGGTGGCCGGCGTTCCGATGCTGTCACCCCTGAATTTCACCAGGTGAGGAGCAGCCACAGCGTGCTTTACGCCGCCGGCGACGACAGTGCCAAGCGGTTGCTGCAGGTCGAGCGCGCGCGGCGCCTGGCCAACGCGCTCGCCGTAGCCGGTTTGCACCAGCGTCGGCGCCACCAGCGCGGTATCTGCCTTGGCGGTCATGGTGTAGAGCGGGTCGGCGCCAGAGCGTGGTTCCGATTGACCGGCCCGGCCGCCAACGCCCGCAAGAATGGGGCTGACCACGGAGAAGTGCCCGCCCTTCACCTCGGCGCAGAGCGTGCGCAGGGGTTCGTCCACAGCCATCGTGCGCTGGGTGCTGGCATTGGCGTGCTCGGTGATGAAGGGTGCCAGTTCCGGCGCTGCCAGCATCAGCTCGCCGCGGTTGGCGGCAGTGATCGTGCGCATCGGCTCCCGCACGTCGTGCACGCGGTCGCCGCCCTGGTGAGTTACCGGCACAATGAACGGATCGGCCGAGTTGATGACGTGGCGCATGACGCCCTTGGCGATGCGGCGCATGGTGGCGTCGGCCAGGTCGCGCTTACGGCCGAAGATCGACGGGCAGGGGATGGAGAAGTCCAGACAGTCGGCAGCGGTGACGCGCGGCGTCTGGCCCGGATTGGGGCCGTGGCTGGCAGCGGGCCACACGATGGGCTCTCCGTCGCGGCGGCCGAGCAAGAACAAGCGTTCGCGGCTGGTGCCGGCGCCGTAGTCGCTGGCCACGAGCTTGCGCCACTCGACCACGTACCCGAGCGCACGAAGGGCCGCAACGAACTGGCGCCAGGTGCGACCGCTGCGGCTTTTGTCAGGCACAAGCTGCTGATTCTCCAGCGGCACGCGTTCGCCGCGCGCTGCAACGGTGCCGTCCATCTTGATGACGCGACCGGTGTCCTTGCAGCGCTTCGCCACCAGCGGGCCCCAAGTGAGGATCTGCCACACGTTCTCCATGGAGAAGATGCGCGGCGCGGTGTTGGTGCCGTTGAGGCGATCCGCGCGCTGCAGCATGCCGATCCACTTGAGCACGACCCACGACAGGGCGCGGGTCTTTCTGCTGCGCGGCTGACCGCCCTTGGCCTGGCTGAAGTGCGTGCAATCCGGGGAGGCATGGAACCAGCCGATGGGGCGGCCGGCAACGTCCACGCGCGGGTCGGCGTGCCAGATATCCTCGCGGTGGTGCTGGGTCAGCGGATGGTTCGCTGCGTGCATGCCGATGGCCAGCTCGTCGTGGTTGTAGGCCAGTGCGGGATCGATGCCCAAGGCCTGCTTGAGGCCTTCCGATGCCCCGCCGCCGCCAGCGAACAGATCCACCACGATTTCTCTCGGGCGCAGGCGCGAGCGCTGCGGAGCAGGAAAGTTGAAGGAGCGGGAGCCGTCAGCCATTGGCGGCAGCCTCGGCTGCTTCATCCAACGCGGAAGCGGACATGCGCAGGAGCTTGTGGACGATCTGACGCGTGTTGCCATCTACGTCATCTGCGGCCTCGGCAATTTCGAAGAACAGTACCGCTGCGGCAGCGACTACGCGCGCGTTGGGCTGGTCATCGCGACCGTCATTGAGGAGCTGCATCGAGTCCTCGCGATTGAGCTTGATTTCAGGCATTGAAAGCCTCCAGGTGTTCGCTCGTGACGAGGTGGGGGACCATGCTGACCACCTGCCAGAAGCTTGGCTTCTCCACGCGCTGCGCCCATTCGATTACGAGTTGCTCCAGCTCGATCTGCTGCTCTTCCGTCACGGACGCAAGGTAGTCTTCGGCGGCTTCTCCGGAAAGCTCGTGAGCCTGGCACTGCATGTCCTCAATGATCGAGTCGGCTCGGACCAGCTGCCGCGTCTCGATTTCCACGACTTCACCAACGTAGATGGTGCTGCCGACCTCCAGCGCTCCGCCGTGATAGTCGATGGCAGCGGCAATCGCTGCCTCCACGCTGTCGCATTGGTCATGGAATCGCTCTTCGTCCGTGCTCCAGCTGTACTGCTTTTCGGTATTGGCGTTCATAGATCAGATCCTTGTCAGGCGGCTTTGCACAGGTTGGCCAGCGCTTCCAGCCGCAGTGCCTCTGCCATGTAGTGGTCGTGACGTTCCTGTCGGATTGCCGGCGAGAACTGCACGTCGGTGAGCGCTTGCTCTGCGGCATCACGGTTGGCTTTGGCCAGCCGAGCCGGGTCGTGGTCGAAGATGTCGAGCTGATTGCGCAGCTTCATCGCGCCTCCAAATGTCAGGCCATGGCCCGGCCGTGGACCTGCCAGAACAGATCCTTCAGCTCCTGCGGCATTCCTGGCAGGAAACGGCACGCGAGGTAGGCGCGCTCAATGACCCGGTCGGCATTGGTGGTATCGGCAGGGGCGTTGGGAAGGGCGATGAGGCCTCTCGTCTTGCACTCCTTCAGGATGTCCGCATCGTCGAACTCGTCCAGGTCGACGTCGACGTCTACAGTGATGTAGGCCATGTCCGCTTCCTTACGCGGCCTTCGCCGTCTCTTCGACCTTGTGATAGGGGTACTTCGCCGGGAACGGCTTGATGTACTGACCGAAGTGCTTGCCCAGGGATTCCGATTTACGGAACGCTGCGAACTCGGCGGCATCGAAGTTGGAGTAGTGGTACAGGCTGCCCGGGCCGATCACGCCGCCGCGACGGCTGGTAAAACGGATAGCCAGGGTATTGGTCTCAGAGTCGTGCCCGACGCTGTGGATCTGGGAGGACTCGACGTCCTGCATGTCGATGCGGATTGCCATGGTGTTCTCCTTGGGGAATAGGGCGCCGGTCTTTCCCGGCTGTCAGCGGCGTTGCATCCGCACCACTCGTTCACCCATGAGCTTTCGCTGGGGCCTTCGTAACGGCGTCGGCGTTCCGGGCATGCTGTGAGGGCATGCCAGCACTGAGGGTTCTCTCCGCGTTTGATTCCGCTGCAGGAGCCCACAACCCGCCCAGAATTCGGTCACGCAGCGAGCGGGTAGGTTTCGCCGTTCGCCGCTGCGCGGAGTACGCGGATCATCTGTTCGCAGATGGCGGGCACCTGGTCAGCGGCGTAGAGCTTCGCGCCGCGCTCGGTTGCCACCGGCTCGAAGCCCAGCTGGCGCAGGCCATCGGCGTTGATGGTCAGCGGACCGATGAGGGCGTTGATTTCGCCGAGCTTGATCTTCTTGCCCTCCGGGACCCACGGCGCGGCGTCTTCAACGACGGGTGAAGCAGCAGGGGCGGCAGCGACCGCGGCGACCTGTCGAATCGGCGTCGGCTCAGGCGCGGCCGCGACCTGCTCAGCGACCGGGGCGGGAGCAGCCGCCGGCGTGGCCACGGCAACAGTTGCCGCCGCTTCCCGCGCTGCCTGCGCATCCTTCTCCTGCTGCAGCCTCGCAGCAGGAGCCTCCTCCTCCATTCGGATCGTCTCGCGCTCGGCGTCCAGGCGGGCCTGCTCAGCCTGCTGGTGCTGGGAGATGCGTGCCGCCATCAGGTTGCGCAGGTCCTCCGCCGACTTCGTGGAGCACAGCTGCACGCGGTCCGGGAACAGGGCGGCATGCGTGCCCACCTCCGTCTCCATGACGCGGATGTTGGCGCGGATCCGTTCTGCGGACTGGCTGGCGTCTACCTTGGCGTTGGCAGCCACGGTGTCCACTGCTTCCTGCATGCTGGCGAACGAGCGCTTGCCCTTCATCGCGTCGCCGATATCGGCAATCAGCGTGGCCGGCATCGGGATGGCGTGCGCGCCCAAGGTCTCATTGATGGCCAGCACGTGCTGTTGCACCGCGCGGCGGGCGGCATTGCCGATCTCGGTACGGCGTTCGTCCTTGCGGGTCTTGACCCGCTTCTCCAGCGCCAGGCGCTTGGAGCGCGCTTCCTCGGCGATGGCGTCGATGGTCTTGAACAGCAGGTCGATGCTATGGGTCTGGCTGAGGGCGTGCTGCTTGGCTGCCTTCAGCTGGTCCTCGATGTCGCCGCACCACTTCACCGTCTTCTCGGCATCCGCGAAGTCCTGGTCGCTGACCAGCTCGGTGCCGATGCCCTGGAACACGGCGATGGCCTGGTCCTTCCACTCGGCCAGATTCGAAGCGGTGACCATGCCGGTCACTTCGATGCGCAGCGCCGGCATCTGGTCCGGGGCGCGGCCGGCGGCGACCGGCTCGGCGACCGGCGCCGGGTCGTAGGCAAGCACGTCAGCGTCGAACTGGGCCCACCCGGCCACGATCTTGGCGCGCAGTTCCGGGTTCGGCGTGTACCAGCAGTGGCGCTCCTCGACCAGGTCGTCACCGCTCCACTTCGACGCCATGAACAGCACGCGCTCTGCGCCGCTGACCATTGCCTGATGCTCCATCTGCACCTGGTAGTGCAGTGGCAAGCACGCGTCGGTGCCATCCAGCGGCATGGCCAAGCGCAGGTCGTCGTTGAGCGACTTGTGCTCGAAGGCCTTGTCCTCCAGCAGGGTCAGGCCGTCGAAGCTGGCCGAGAACTTGCCGTCCACGCCCACGCAGGGATACAGCTCCTCGCCAATGATGCGCTCGGCCAGCGGCCGGGCCAGGTCTTCGAAGCGGTGCCCATCGGCAAAACGCTGCAGCGTGGCCGCGTCGTGCTCGATGGTTACACCGGTGGCGAACTCGCGCAGCAGCTGGCTGCGGGTCTTATACGGGCTGCAGCCCATCATTGCCGGCGCATCGCTGGCGTTGAAGTGGCTGGCACGGTGGGCATGCCATTCCGGGGTGCCCTGAATCAGGCTCACAGTGCGCATGCTCAGCCCTCCACCGCAGTCTGGGTGAGTCCACCGGCGGCGGCAGCAACGTCGCTCTGCGGCTCGCCTTGCTCTGGAGCGTCCGCCTCATCCTTAGGAAGAGTGCGGATCTGCTTCAGCTGGTCGGCGGTGAAGCGTGCACGGGTCTGCAGCGTGGCAATCAGGTCTTCGGGCGACTTCTTGCCGCTGGCGATGATGTCCCACCACTTCGGCAGATTGGCCGCGAAGTCGGCTTCGGAGTACAGCGGCAGCTTTTTGTCGGCCTGGCCCTCGATGGCCGCGCGCGGCTGCTCGTTGCTGGCCGCACCTGCCTGCGGGATGTCCATGACTTCTTCAGCGATGGGCATGCCGCGCAGGACGTCAGGGAATACGTCACGCAGGGCGAAGGCACGGGCACGCATCTGGCGCATGCGCTTCGGGTACTGCGTCCATGGACCGCTCTTGCCCAGCAGGCCGGCCACCTTGGCATCGTCCATGCTGAAGGTGCGCACCTCCTCGGACTCGCCGCGGCGCTTCACACGGCACACGGCTGTCGCGCCGTCGTCGCCCTCGGTGATGTACTCGCACAGCGGCGAGCTGCGCACCAGCGCGATTACAGCATCACCCCACAGGGCGGGGCGGCCGTTGATGATCGCCAGGTTCTGCAGCGCCTGCAGCGGCTTCAGGCCGAGCTCGGCGCCCCACTGAATTGCGATCAGGCAGTTGCCTGGCTTGCCCTTGAAATCCTTGGGGACGAAGTCGCTTTCAGCCAGGTAGTCGCAGAACTGCAGCGCCTGGTCAAACGTTTGCGGGCTGAGGTCGAACTGCTGGCGTGGCTGGGCGGAAAGTGCGGTTTGCTGCTGAGCAACGGCGTTCATCGAATGTCGTCCTTCGAGAGGTTGATGCGAGTCAGGGGCGCGGAGTGGCGGAGCGCGCGGCGGTGAGTGAGCCCGTCGACGAACGGGCGCCAGGCCTGCCGGGTTTCGACCACTGCGCGATAGGAAAAGAAGAGGGCGCCGGTTCCACCGAGCAGGACGAACGTGTCCGAGTCACGCGGGTTAGCGAACAGCGCCAGTCCAAGGCAGAAGCTGGCCAGCAAGATGCACAGGGCTGCGGGCACCAGCAGCACAATCGGATGGCGGTTCATGCGTCCACCAGTTCGAAGTGGCCCGAGGTCCGCACCCACTTGTGCACGGTCTCGAACGGGTCGTAGCCGTGACCGGTTCGATAGTTGTAGTTGGTGACCGTGTCCTCCATAAGCGCCCACCAAGCGCCATCGCCTTTGTCGGCAGCGGCGACGTGCATGTCGTTGAGCTCTTCCATCAGCTCCGGGTGGAGCGGACGGGCATTGCGGCGGCTCACGGCATCACCGCCTTGGCCAAGTCCTGCACCAGCAGGACACCGATCACGCCGAGGCCGGTCATGCAGGCGGCCATGCCCAGGTAGATGCCCACGCCCTTAAGGGCCTCCAGGTGCGGCTGGAAAGTCGTGCGCTTCATGCTTCATCTCCATAGGTCATCGCCATGCGCTTGCGGCGGCAGCGTTCGCTGATTTCGTTGTGCTTCGGGCGGGAAAATCCCGAAGCGATGAACTCGCGTTCGACCGACTGAACGTCCAAGCCGGCACGGCGGGCGACCATCCGGACGCTCTCCAGCAGGTACTTCTCGCTGCGGGTCTGGATAGGGAAGTGGGCAACGGTGCTCATGCGGCACGCTCCGCATCGATCGACAAGGCGAACGGATTGGGCAGGGCGCGGCAGGTATCGATCAGTGCCTGGCGGCGCTTGCGGGCTGAGGCGACGCTGTCGAGCGCACGCTGGTAGCCGTGGCCACCCCGCTCTTCGATCTCATCCGGAAATCCGATCAGGATCAGCTCGTGCCGACGCGCGGCCTCCCAAGCCATCTCATCGGTGGCGCCAGCCATCAGCGCGGCCCTGTAGGCGATTTCCACGCCCGGCATGCGCAGGCCGGTGTTGAGCAGGTTGGCCATCAGCACGGCGCGGTTGCGGCGCTGGCGACGGACCTCAGCTTCGGGGTGCAGTTCCGTGACGACGGCCATGGTCAGCACTCCAGGCCGAACAGGCGGTGGCCGAAGGCGATGCCGGCCGCCGTAGCGAACACGGTCCCGGCGTACACGGCACCAATCCAGATCCACAGGGGGCGACGCTTGATTCGCATCTCGAGGTCTCCAGGCCCCGGGGCGGGGCGTAGGAGAATATTAGGTCCAACCTAATATAAAGCGCAATAGGCTCACCCTAAAATTCTTAGGGTGAACCTAATTGTTCAGTAGGCGTTTACTTTTCCTCGTTTCCAGCGGCCTTCCGGGCGGCGATGGAAGCTCGCCTCTTTGCTCGCTCTTTGTCGGCCGACCTCTTCAAGAAGCCGTCGATGCCGGTTGTGCGACTCGTACTGGACCTGCGGCCGATATTGCTTGATCCACACTGCCCACAAGTTCGACGGCTGGGCATGAGTGAAATGAGCATCCACACTACTATCCATAGACCCGCGGATAGGACCGTGAGCACCAAATGCAACAAGTGATTGGTCGTGCGTCGAAAGACTACAACGTCCTTCTTGCAGTTCGTACAGTAGCCGCCTTCTCGCTGTTCTCCCGCTTGACGCTCCTTCGCCTTAGAACTTTTTGAATCCCCAGGCAGCAAGAACGCGGCCTGAAATGAAGAGCTGATCCAGTTCTCCGGCAGGCACGACCTCCGGCTCATAGGCCGGATTTGTACTCCGGATCAGCACAGATCCATCGCGTCGGAGTTGAAGACGCTTCACTAGCGGCCGTCCCTGCCAATTCATCACATAGATCGAATCGGTGTCGAAGTCTTGGACACGGCTATCGACGAAAAGGATGTCGCCATCGCTAATGTCACCGGTCATGGAATCGCCGCGTGCAGTGATTACGCGTACAGCGTTGCGCGGTGCGCGAAGGTTCTGCTCCGCCCAATCTGCAGCTACATCAATGTAGCGAACAACCTCGGGATGATCTGGCATGAATCCACCGTCTCCTGCGGAAACAAACCCCTCAAGCAGGGGGAAGCGAACATAGCCAGCCGGGGTCTCATTTGTTGCGACCGACCGATCAACCTGGGAGTCTGCTGACGCCTCATCCCCGAAGTACAGTGAGTTGAAATCCTCCCCATGGTCATCTGCGATGGCCTTGCTGGTTGGGATATTCGGCTTGTACTCGCCATTGAGCCAAGCGTTCGCCACTACGTTCGACACCCGGTACTTGCGCTGGAGGTACGCGCCTGCACCCCGACGGGGCTGGCCGTGACGGGCGAGAAGGGCAGCGAGCCTGGCGCCGAACGCCTCCGCTTGCTTGTTGGGCTTGGTCTTAGGCATCACCTAACAATGCCCGATAAGAAATTAGGCTTGCCCTGTTGACTGCAAATTAGGCTGATCCTAATATGTGGACGCATGGACACCATTCCCCCCATCGATAGAGCCATTCGTGCAGCCGGAACGCAGCAGCGTTTGGCTGAAATCCTTGGAATCCGGTCGGCCTCCATCAGTGAATGGAAGGTCCGTGGCGCGGTGCCTGCCTATCGGTGCATCGCAATCGAGCTCGCTACAGGCGTGAGCCGACACGAGCTGCGGCCGGACGTGTTCGGCCCGGCCCCAGCCAACGACGGGCAGGGGGTGGACCGTGCAGCGTGACGCTTCCATGCCTGATTCCTTTCTTGAAAGAACATCCGAAGTGCACCTGCGCGCGCTATGGAGGCGGCACGGGATCCGCTGGATAGGCCCAACTTCCATTCCAACCGATGTAAGCGAAGAGGCAGCCGCTTTGCTCGCCTCGCCGGAGTATCTGCGGCTGTATCGGAGCGGTGCCCCGTACTGGCAGCGTCTTTCGTGGCTGATCAGGATGAAGTCTGATCGAGCGTCAGGCGGAGCCACCGATCCAAGTGGTGCAACGCATCCTGCACGAACTGCTCGTTCTCTGGCGACGGAATGTGGGTCGGGGTCGACCTGCTCATCGACCACATCTCCATCGCAGCGACATCCGCCTGGGTGCGTAGGTGGTCCCAGTGTTGCCGCAACTGGGCCGGGTCCGGATGAGACGCAATGAGCGCCATGCACATCGTCTCCATTGCAGATTTCGAGGCCTCCAAATGCCGTACGCGCATTGATAGGTCCGAAATCGTCAGATCCGGAAGATTCACCAGATCGTCGTCCATGTTGCCCTCCTTGCGGGCTGTTCGTGTGGAAACAGCAGCCTACCGCAAGGAGGGCGGCACCCTCAGCGTGACGGGTCGTCATCGACGCCGCCCCACATCCAAACGACCTGGCCACCGCCTTCGGGTACGGGCCCAAGGTTAGGCAGCGGGAGGGGGAACGCCTTCATTTCCCCGTCAATCCTCCGCAGAACAAACGGCATTCCGCACTCGCGGATCAGTCTCACCACGCCATCCCTAGCGCTGCTTTCTGAGTAGTTCATCTCCATGGCGCAGATGGTGCGCCGCTCCACCAGCCCACTCCACGTTCACGAAGCGACCCAATGAACATCACCGACGCTGCCCACAAGACCGTAAAAGACTCACCAGGCGGCGCTGAAGCGCTGGCAACGCGGTTGATCACGACCAACGACAAGGGCGAAGAGAAGCCGATGTCGGGCGCCGTGCTGCGGAACAAGGTCAACCCGAACAACACCACGCACAAGCTGGGTTGGGAAGAAGCCAGCGAAATCATGGGGCTCACCGGTGACCACCGGATGCTCGTTGCGTTGGCCGCAGAGCACGGGTACGGACTGCATCGCTTGGAGCTGCCGGAAGACACCGGCTGCCTCATGAGCACGATCCTCGCGACTGCTGCAACGAAAGGGCAGTTCGCAGAGCTGCTCAGCTTGTGCTTGAAGGACAAGCTGATCACCGATAACGAATTCTCGGGCCTCCAGACCGCTGCGACGGCAGTCCAATCGGCACTGATCGTACTGATGTCCCGTCTGCGCGAGGCGACGGGGCAGCGGGAGGTCCTGTGAATCAGTTCGACAACGACATCATCGCCAAGGCGCCGGAGCGCGAGCGCCTTCAGCACCACATAGAGCAGTTCCTGGCCAAGGGTGGCCAGATCCAGCGGCCGGAGCCCGCACCCATGAAGTCGCTGTCGATGCGCGACTACGCCGAAGCCACTTGGGAACGGAGGAATACCCCATGAGCCATCTCCCTGCACGCAACACCGATCCTGATACGAGCCACGAGGCCGCGCGCCACATCGTGGATTCCGGCGCGCGCAAGGCCCAGCAGCAGCGCGTCGCCGCAGCGGTTCGACAGCACCCCGGGCTGACCAGCCGTGAACTGGCTGACACCGCCGGCATGGACAGGCACATGGTCGCGCGCCGGCTGCCCGAGCTTGAAGCGGACGGCGTCGTTGTCCACGGTGCCCCGCGCAAATGCCGCATCAGCGACATGCGCTGCCAGACCTGGCTGCCGGTGTTGCAAGGCAACGAGACGCCGCTGGCAGCCTGATATGGATCCCTTGGTATCTCCCGACGTCGACCTCCGCGGCATGCCCTTCATGCCGCTGGATGTTTCCCGGCTACGCGACAGCGAGCTGGCAATCATGGCCACCGGTGACGAGTTCCGGGCTGCGGTCCTGCTTTGGTGCGCTGCCTGGAATCAGTTGCCTGCGGCGAGTCTGCCGGACAATGACCAGGCGCTCGCTGCATATGCAGGCTTCGGCCGGGACCTGCGCGGATGGCTGGCCGTGAAGCTCGGCGCGATGCGAGGCTTCGTTCTCTGCAGCGATGGCCGCTGGTATCACCCTGTGGTCGCAGAGAAGGCCGCAGAGGCCTGGGCGGAGCGACAGGAGTACCGCGCAGGCAAGAGTAACGAGGCCGAGCGCAAGCGGCGCGAGCGGGAATGGCGCGCACTGGCGTTTGACGCGTTACGTGGAGTTGGGATCACGCCTCCTTGGAACATCAAGACTGCCGACCTACGAAAGCTGCTGGAGCGCCATCACCTGCAGGTGACCTTGGTCGAAGGTCCGAGCAATGGCGGCAAGGACGGTGACGACGATGCTGATGGCTGTGACAAGGGCAAGCCTGTCACGCCACCTGTCACGGTGACATGTCACGGACGTTTCACGGCTAAGACAGGGACAGGGACAGGGACAGGGACAGGGATATCTACTCCAGATACATCACTGCAAGCCTCAGAGATCCCTGAGGGGTTCAGCGCTGCAGGTTGGGCCAGCGTGCAGATGCGACGTGCCGGTTGCCATACCGCTAGCTCAAGCCATCCGGATCTGATCGCTGCCGTGGAGGCCGAAGGAGTGCCGATCCAGATGCTGGTCGACCTGGTCAAGGAGGGAATGGCACGTGATCCACCTCCCGAGAAGCTCTTCAAATGGGCCGTCGCCGCCGCGCGAGGCCGACACGCCGAAGGCCCCAAGGCCATCAACACGAGCAACGGATCGAACCATGGAACACGTCGCCTCTCACCTGCCGAACGCACCGCGCAACTTGCCCTCGAAGGCGAGCTCGCCGATGCCGCATCCGAAGCCGCCTTCGCAGGCGCCGGCTACGGCAATGCGCACGCTCTGGGTGCGGATGGCTGAAATCTACGGCTTCAGGTGGTCCAGCGCATACGGGGAGAACCCGAACGTCGGCGCCGCAGTGACCTGGGCGAAAGGCCTGGCCGGATTGAGCGGCCGGCAGTTGGCCGATGGCCTGGCCGCGTGCATCGCCAGTGCAGAGCCGTGGCCGCCGACGCTTCCGCAGTTCCGGATGATGTGCCTGGGCATCCCGCCGTTCGACGCCGTGCGCGCCGACACCGGCAAGCAGGACGGCTTCACCCGGCTGGTTTGGCAATACCTCGACGGTCACCGCTACCGGATGGCCAGCGCCGACAAGGCCGACAGGCTGCTGCTGGCGGCCTACAACCGCGCCAAGGAGGCGGCGATGCGCGGCACCGAACTGCCACCGGCACCGGAGGCGCAGATTACGCATGAGCAGGCAAAGGCAATGCCTGCAACCCGCGATCAGGTGGCCCGCCACATGGACGACATCGCACGCGAGCTGGGCATCGGCATGGCAGGTGAGCCCGAGGGCGCGACGGTGGAGCAGGGCGCTCCGGAGCAGGTGGAGGTGGCCCATGCCGCGTGAACTGCCCCGCTTGATGCTGCAGCTGCGCAACGCCTCCGAGCCGGTTGCCGAAGCCGGTTGGTACGTCTGCTTCGGCTATGGCGAGAAGCCTTTGGTTATCTACGCCATTCGCGGGCAGACCGTGTGGCGCCTTGGGATGCGGCAGGTGCCTATCACGCACTACGCCGGCCCCCTGACGAAGAAGGAAGCAGCGTGACCACTATCCGCCCCGAAGACTGGAAGCAGCGCGGCGAAGGGATGATGACCCCCAAGCAGCAGCGCATGCTCAACGCCATCTGCGGCGACTTGGCCGAGGGCCTATCCTGGCACGGGCAGCGCCTGACGAAGGACGATTGGCGCCACATGGTCGCCGGCACGATGCTGGGCTGGCGCCTGATGCCCGCTATCGACCGAGGGCAGGGCGCCCCCGGAATGATCATGCTCGGCGGCTCAAGCCTGAAGCTCACCAGGTCGATGGCATGCGACGCGATCACAGCGCTGGTGCAGATCGGCGATCACCCTGAAGAGCAGGGCATGCGCGCGGGACCGGTCCGCTGGTCGGACACCGTGCTACTCGGGCTCGGGTTCAACCCTCGGGATTTTTCGGAGGATCAACCTTATGCGGCTTGAATGCACCGAGCGCAGAAGTTTTCATTCTCCACGCATAGAACAGAGCGCGCTCAGGGAGCGACATGTAGCTATTACTGATCGCTTCGGCTTCCAGGCGAAGGGAACGGATGTTTCCCGCCTCGGTCTCTGCAAGCTCGAGGTGAAATATGCGTACGCGTGTCGTTCCGTCAACGATTTTGTCGTAACGAAGCGTGAGTTGGAAACAGCTGAAGGCTGCGCTTCTAAGAATTCTTACCAGTCGATGGTCCGGAACTTCATTGAATGGGACGTCGCGAAAGGACTGCTCCAATCCAGCGAAATCCATCGGCGGCGCGACAACTTCCACGCCTTCACTAGCTGCATCTCGAAGTATCTCTACCGCGCACTCGGCTGCTTCATCAGCTTCGTAAAGAAGCGCAACGTAGGTGTCTATTTTCTCCCGCTTTGCCGACCGCGATTGCTGGTAGGCGAGACGGCCCGAGTAAAGGATTGCGAGACCAGACAATATCGCTTGCGCCCAAGCAGCGGCGTTGCTCCCAGTCCAATCAACCATCGTTCCGACCCCATGTGGATTGACAGAATGATATGTCCGATTGCGATGCAGTGGGCGGAGGAAGCCTGATGCACGGGAACTACCGCGACCGAGAGCTGCTCGACCTGGCCTATCGCATCCAGTGCACGCTCCTGATTCCGGGTGTCTGCACCGGCGGCTACGGCGAGCCTTGCCACAGCAACCAGAGTCGCCACGGCAAGGGCGGGGCGATGAAGGCACACGACTGCTTCTTCGCCAGTGGCTGCCGGGCCTGCCACCAGGAGCTGGACCAAGGCCGGCGCTTCACCGAGGAAGAGAAGGCCCTTATCTGGCAGGCCGGCCACGAGCGCACTGTCTTGGCGCTCTGGCAGGACGGACTGATCATGGTGGCCACATGACCATCGTGATCGTGGTCTACGGGTCGCCAGCGCCTCAGGGCAGCAAGTCGTTCAAGGGACTGGCTAAGAACGGTCGAGCGATTCTTGCCGAGTCTTCGAAGAAGGTGCGGCCGTGGCGGCAGGACGTGAAGCTTGCAGCCGAACAGGTCCGCGCTGAGCTTGGTCTGCAGGTGCTGGACGAGCCGCTGCTCGTGCGTATGACCTTCACCTTGCCGAAGCCGGCCAGCGCGCCGAAGCGCCGCCGCGTGTACCCCTGCAAGCTGCCGGATCTGTCCAAGCTGGTGCGGTCGACCGAAGACGCCCTGACCGACGCAGGGATCTGGCGCGATGACGCACGGGTCATCGAGTGCACTGCCGCAAAGCGCTATCCCGGCGAGGGGCACCTCGCACTGGATGCGCCAGGTTGCGTTATCGAGATTAAGAGGGCCGAGCAATGAGAACGATGCACTACAGCGAAGAGCATGGCGGACCGCGCGGAACGATGAACACGAGGGTTTTCATAGCGTGCCAGCTGGCGGACAAATACCGCAGCCGCTTGCCATCCGTCGCAGAACTGCAAGAGGACTTCGGCATGCACAAGGCCACCGCCTATCGGTGGCGCGCTGCACTTGCCGCCGCGCGAGGTCTACCGAATACGGGGGGAATTCCCCGCAAGAAACAGGGAGAACAGGAAAATGGTTGACCGTCGCGAATTGCTGTCCCGCTTGAACGTCCAGACCTGCAGGTTTGATGTCGGGCAGGGCGGCGGCACCCCCTCGCTGCAGACGTCCGATATCTCTGCCGCTCTAGGCATGGTTCCGCCTGGTCTCGGGCGAGAAGTCATGGAGGCCGTCTATCTGCCGGATGGTGCCATGCGGCACCGGGCGAAATTGGCCGAAGCAGTGCTCGCCATCGTGCGGCCGGAGTTCACCAAGCGCGCGCGTGCGTTGGCCGAAGCCGAAGACGATCTGAGTTTTTCCAGAGAGATGGTCAGCCTGAGCAGGCGTGGTCTTTCCGATGCCCAACGGAGGATACTGAAGGAGCGGGAGGCAGTAGTGGTATCGGCCCGGGCGAATGCGTGGCCGAGGAACACCTATCAGCACCTTTCTCGCATGGTCGATGCCGTGGTGGCGGAGCTGGCCAGCGGCAACCGGTGCCCCAACTGCAAGGGCACTGGGCTGGTCAACGACAAGGGCTGTCCTGAGTGCAGGTGCACCGGCATCGAGCCGCTCCCGGATCGCCGCCGTGCGCTGGCGATGGGCTGCCATCCAGTTGACTATCCCAAACGCTGGAAGCAGGTATTCGAGTGGCTGCTGGCCGAGCTCAACATGGCCGGTGAAATCGCAGCCAGGCAGTTCTCCCGCGCGCTCAGCAACCACGAATCGCTGCCTCAAGCCCGCGCAGCATAGGTCGCGCAGGTATAAAGTTGCGCGCTTTACATCCTGAGGTGCAGAATCCTCACCATCGCGAGGTTTGGCCACCGGCCAACCTCGACTTCAGAGCCTCGCACAGCACAGGGCTCATTCTCGAAGTTGTCGCCTCAGTCCAGACAGGAACGGTGCAGTAGGGCGCGTAGAAATCGAAGCTCTTGCATTGGCACGGTTCCGAGCTGTTCGTGCTCATGGAGATACCGCCAGTCAATGAAGGTGTCCTTGATCGTCTCAAGTGCCGCCGTGACGTCCGGGATCTCCGGAAGACCAACTTCCTTCCTGGCCTCGTCCAAGCGCTCGTTGATGGCATCGACTGCCCCGGGCGGTAGATTCAGAAAGAGTTTATGGAGGTCGTGTCCCCGTTGTTCCTTGCCATGGCGCAATGACAGCGCTTTAAGGTACAGCTCGACGCAGAGCGCCGAGTTGACGAGGTAGGGGACATAGACCGGACGCATGTGCGGAAGTCGCTGTCGTTCGTTGTAGTTCATCAGCAGACCGCAGGCGTCCCTAAAGTCCATCGCTTGCTGTCGTATACGCATCCACGGTGGCAGATGCGGTGCTTCATGGCCAAGCTCCTTAAGGCGCGCGAGCGCCAAATGCTTGTCGACATCCGCATCTCCAGTTGCTTCAAACCACCCGACATGCGCCCCATTGACCATTAGCTTTCGCGGTCCTGGCTTGCCGATTTCCATTTCGCTCTCCTGACGCCCAACTGGGTTTGAAACATTCTGAGTCTATTCGCGCGGTCAAGGCACGACCTGATTGCAGTGCTTTATCCGCGGCACGTCTACCAATCTTTGCCCGCATCCCCGACCGGATCAACCCTCGCGCCTAGCCGGCAGCGGGGCGGGCACCTACGCAGGAAACGCCATGGCACACATCACACCCCAACAGGCTGGCGGCGTGAACGTCGTGGCCTTCCTCGACATGCTGGCCTGGTCTGAAGGGACGAGCACGAGCCCTGCAACGAAGGACCGCGGCTATGACGTGATCGTGACGGGAGCTGACCGTGTGCCGGAGGTGTTCACCGACTACTCGGTGCATCCCTTCTCGCGCGGTCGGAAGTCCAAGCGCATCAACAGCAAGGGCCTGACCTCGAACGCGTCGGGCCGCTACCAGTTCATGCTGAAGGACTACGCCCACTACCGCGCGCTGTTGAAGCTGCCTGACTTCGGGCCACTGTCGCAGGATCTCTGGGCCATCCAGCTGATCCGCGAGCGCCGCGCGCTGCCGCTGATCCAGTCGGGCCGGATCGTGGAAGCCATCGCGAAGGTGCGGAACATCTGGGCAAGCCTGCCTGGCGCCGGATACGGGCAGCCCGAGCACAAGCTTGCGGATCTGCTGGTGGTCTACCGCAAGGCTGGCGGGACGGTGGCGCCGTGACCGAGCCCGTAAGCACCTTCAAGATCGTCGTCGCGACGTTCACCGCCGCCGTCGTCGCCCCGGCAACTGCCGATGCACTGCGTGAGGCTGAGCGAATCATCCTCGGCGTTCCGCAGTCGGTATTGTTGCTCGCACTTGCCGGTGCCCTGATCGGCGTGTTGATCCTTCCCGAAAAGGACGCAGGGCGAGTGGCGGCAGACGCCAACAGGCTCCGCCGGCATCGTCTGTTGCAGACCGTGGCTCGTTGGGCCGCCCTGGCGGTGGCAGTCGTGGCATACGCAATCCTTGCGGCTTGGGTGGTGGCTATCGCGGCATGGATCTGGCCAAAGTTGGCCGGTGCCCCGCAGCTGCCAATGGCAGGCATTTCGGGTGTGCTGATCCGCCGGCTGCTGCCCGGCTACGTGCGCATGGTGGAGAAAGCCACCGGCGCCATCGGAGGCGATAAGCCATGAGCGTGCTGATTCGATTCCTGCTGGCCGGGTGGAGCCTGGTGATAGGGGCTGCGGCCGATGCGCTCCAGTGGCTGCGCCGCCCGGGCAGCAAGATCAAGCTGGTGTGCGCTGTCTTGGCGTTCGGTTGCGTGGTCGCGGGCCTGACGGCCTACGAGAAAGAGCAGCGGATCCGCGACCTGAGCGCCCAGGTGGTGAAGGTCAGGGCCGACTGGCAGGCCGATGCCGCCCGATTGCAGGCGGACGTGGATAACCGTGATCAGCGCTTGGCCGAGGTCGCCACCGCACTGAGGGCTGAGGCCGACAAGCTGGAAGCCCTCAAGGCCGAGAGCGCGGCAGCCCTGCAGGCGCTGGCCGGAAAGATCGAAGCCTCCGAGAAGGAGGCTTCCACTTGGCGTGGCCGCTACGAGCAGCGGCCTGACACCTGCAAGGCGGCGCTGGAGTTGTTGGATTCCGCTTGCCCAGCACTGAAGGGGTACTGACATGCGAATGCTCCTGATCGCCGCCGTCCTGGCGCTGACCGCCTGCGGCACCACGCCGGACAAGAGGAACCTACCGCCCCCCAGCGTCATCCGGGTTCCGGTGGCCACATATGTCCCCATCGACGCGGCGCTGACCAAGCGTTGCAAGTGGGCGAGGGCAGGGAAGCCGTCAGCCGTGTTCGAAGTCAGCAACGGTCGGAAGCGCTGTCTGGATCAGTACGAGGCGCAGTTCGACGCGATCGAGCTGGTGCAGGGGAAGCCGGTTCCCCGATAGGGCTGGCCCCGGGGATACCGCGGCGCACAAGGCGTTATGCCCCCATCAATTTCCACCCTTCATTGGTGATCTCGACCTCGTCACCGTTGACCAGAGCGACGTAGCCCTGCTCGATTGCCCAGCGTAGCTGTTCTACCGTGACGTCATTTCCGTTGCTGATCGCCAGAACAATGGCCTGTTGCTCGGCTGGTGCGTATTGCATGAGGTCGCTCCTTGTGAAAACCGGATGGTAGCCGATGAGTCGCCCCATGCCGCCCTTAGCCCTGTTGGAGATCGACGTTGAGGATCTGACCCAGCAGTTCAGGCCAGCGCCCGAGGTGTGGGCATGGATAGAGGGGGAGGTCCTGGACGAAGGGGGGAACCTCCACAACCCGGATCACCAGCACTTACAAGGCGCTGACGTGGCGGTCCTTTGGGCTTCGTCGTCGTTCACGAAGCAGGGCAGGACCGTGGTGGGGCAGGCCGAGCTGGTCGCCTTCCGGGCCGGTGGGTGGCAGAAGGCCCGTATGGAGCGGCAGATGGTCGACTGGTTCGGACGGGTGCCGGATGCGGTCATCACCTTGGCAGCTGATTACTGCGCTGAGTGCAGCGACACCGACTTCTGCGCGTTGGTTGAGCATGAGCTCTACCACCTGAGCCAGGAAGCGGATCAGTACGGTGCCCCGAAGTTCCACAGGGACGGCACCGCCTGTCTGGCCATGCGAGGGCACGATGTGGGTGAGTTCGTCGGCGTGGTGCGCAGGTATGGAGCCAGCGTGGACGTCCAGCGGATGGTCGATGCAGCAAGCAGGCCACCCGAGGTGGCCAAGATCAACATTGCCCGGTCCTGTGGGACCTGCCTCCTGAAGGCGGCGTAGACACGACTGGGCACGACAAGGCTGAACAGAAATGCCCGCCCTAGACGCCCAGGTGAAGACCTTCATCGTCCAGCAGCTGGCGTGCTTCGACACGCCCAGCACGGTAGTGGAGGCGGTCAAGAACGAGTTCGGCCAGACGGTCAGTCGCCAGACGGTGGAGTCTCACGACCCGACCAAGCATGCCGGCCGGAAGCTGGCACAGCGTTGGGTTGACCTCTTCAACAGCACCCGAGAGCGTTTCAAGGCCGAGACGGCGGAGATTCCAATCGCGAATCGGGCGGTTCGTCTTCGGGCACTGAACCGTATGGCGGCTAAGGCCGAAAGCATGAAGAACATGGCCTTGGCGGCCCAGCTGATCGAGCAGGCGGCCAAGGAGACCGGCGGGGCCTACACCAACCGCCAGCAGGTTGAGCACAGCGGCCCAAACGGAGGACCGATCCAGAGTGCGGACATGACGCCTGGCCGGTTCCGTGATGTGGCGCGGGGGCTCTTAGAGGAAGTGTGACGTGGCCGAGCTGACCGCCGAACAGAAGACGGTGGCGGCGGAGCTTGCGCGCGAAGACTTCTACTTCTTCAGTCGCTACACCTTCCTCCGCAAGAAAGGCTTTCAGTGGATGCGCGCCCGCCACCACGCCGAGCTCTGCGCCGCCCTGGACCGGGTCTATCGGGGTGAGTGCAAGCGGCTGGTGATCAACCTGCCGCCGCGCTACTCCAAGACCGAACTCGCGGTGGTCAACTGGATAGCCTGGTGCTTGGGCAAGGTGCCGGAGTCCGAGTTCATCCACATCAGCTATGCGGCGGACTTGGCGCTCAACAACAGCGCCAACACCCGCGAGCTGGTGCAGCACGAGGTATACGGGGAGATCTTCCCTGAGGTGCAGCTACGAAAAGACAGCAGCGCGAAGGGTGACTGGCGTACCACCAAGGGCGGTGTGGTCTATGCCACCGGCGCCGGCGGCACGGTCACCGGCTTCGGTGCCGGCAAAGCACGGCCGGGGTTCGGCGGCGCCATCATCATCGATGACCCCCACAAGCCGGATGAGGCGGGGAGCGACAAGGTCCGTGGCGGGGTCTTGGACTGGTTCAACAACACGCTGCAGTCGCGTGTGAACAGTCCCGAGACGCCGATCATCGTCATCATGCAGCGCCTGCATGAGCGCGATCTGGCTGGCTGGCTGCTGGGTCGGAAGCCCGGAGAGCCCGCGCGGCCGGGCGGTAACGGCGAAGTCTGGGAGCACGTTTGCTTCCGGGCGCTGTCCGATGACGGCGAGGCTCTCTGGCCTGAGAAGCACACGGCGGCCGACCTCGACCGCATGCGCGAGGCGATGCCCTACGTGTTCTCGGGGCAGTACCAGCAGGAGCCGTCGCCAGGCGAGGGCGGCATCATCAAGACCGGCAAGATTGAGACGGTCGACGCCTTGCCGGCCGGGCTGCACTTCGTGCGCGGCTGGGACTTGGCCGGCACCGAGGCGAAGATGAAGCGAGGCGACTACACGGTCGGCGCAAAGCTCGGCCGGTCCTCAGATGGAGTGATCTACATCGCCGACATCGAGCGTGGGCGGCTTGGACCGGATGAGGTTGAGACCACCATCAGCAACGTCGGCAAGGCTGACATGTGTCTGCAGTCTGTGCCTCAGGACCCCGGGCAGGCTGGCAAGGCCCAGGTGATGCACCTGAGCCGGAAGCTGTATGGAGTGCCGTCGACCTTCTCTCTGGAGAGCGGTGACAAGGCCACCCGCGCGGCTGGCTTCGCAGCACAGGTGAATGCTGGCAACGTCAAGATGGTGCGCGCGCCGTGGAATGACGCGCTTCTCAACGAATTCAAGATGTTCCCCAACGGCCAGTTCGATGACCAGGTGGACGCCGTCTCGCGGGCGTTCAATTCCCTGGACGACGAGCTCGCCCTCTTCATGGCACAGGCCCAATGAGCACCCACCTGCAGCAAGACGGATACATGGATGCGGTGCTGGGGTCCAACAGCCTTGGAGCGGTAGTGTCCGCCGCCCTGGTCAGCGACTCCCACCTGTACGCCGAGGGCGGCCTGCCCGCGCGCGTCGTGGACCTGCCGGCGGACAACGCGGTCAAGGGCGGTGTGACGATCACCGGCGACACAGATGGCGTCGTCCAGGCGGAACTGGAGCGCCTCAACGTGCTGCCGCTGCTCGCCGATGCCGCGCGCTGGTCGCGCCTGAGAGGTGGTGGCTGCCTTCTCGTCATTGCCGCTGACGGCGGACTCCTTCGAGACCCGCTCAAGCCCGAACGTCTCGATACCATCGAGGAGCTGCGCGCCTTTGACATCGACGATGTGTCGATTGATCGGGCCTACAACGACCCGAATGCCCGCAACTACGGGCAGCCAGAGCTGTACCGGCTGCGGGTGCGCGGGGCTGGCACGCAGGTCCTGGTGCACGAGACCCGTCTGATCGAGGTCCCGGGCGAGCCGCTGCCGGCGCATATGAGGCAGGACAACATTCCTTGGCGGGGCAGGGCGGCAGCCACGCGAGCCTTCCGCCGGATCCGCGACTACATCGAGGCGACCACCCTCGCCAAGGAAATCCTGCGGCGCAAGCAGCAGGCCGTCCACAAGATGAAGGGCATGGCCGCCGCCATCGTCGCGAATCAAGAGCAGGCCATCCAGAAGCGCCTGGCGATGGTCGACCAGGCACGCGGAATCCGGAACAGCGTCGCTGTAGACGCCGATGACGACTACGACATCCGAGACACCAACGTTGGTGGGGTCAACCAGCTCCTGCAGGAGTTCCAGATCGCCCTCTCGGCAGAGACTGGCATTCCAGTCACCCTCCTGTTCGGCCGCTCGCCCGGGGGGCAGAACGCCACCGGCGACGCCGACTTCGAGGGCTACTACAACCTGGTGGAGCAGCTGCGTAGCCTTCGCATGCAGCCGGCGCTGGAGCGCGTGATCGCGCTGATCTGTGCCCAGCGGTCGCTGGTGGGCAAGGCGCCCGACAACTGGAAGGTCCAGTGGTCCCCGTTGAAGCAGCTGACGGAAAAGGAGTTGGCTGACATCGCGAAGACCAAAGCTGAGGCGCTGAAGATCGAGGCCGAGGCGGTGGTGGCCATCACGGGCACCAGCGCGGTTTCGGAAGACGACGCCCGCAACTACGTCGAGCAGCGAGGACTGTTCGGCCTGGTGCCGAAGGACAGCACACCGGGGACCGCAGCGAGCTATGCGGGCGGCCTGTGAGCCGGCCGGCACGCAAGCCCCGGCGCTGGCTCTATCCCGCTGGCGTCGAGCGGGACTATGAGCGGGTATTGACCACTCTCGCCGTAGAGCTGACCGAGGCGGTTGGCCCGGCAGTCATCCGGGCATTGGGCTATCGAAGCGACGCGGCTGATCCGTCGATCGACATCGGCTGGTACGAATCACTGGTACAGGCACTGTCCGCAGCCACTTCGCTATCGTCCGTGCAGGACCAGGTCCTTGCCCCTCTGGTAGCTGAGTTCGCTCGGCGCACGACAGCGTTCAACAAGCAGCAGTTCCATGCGGTGCTGCGCTCGGCGTACGGGGTCAACATCCTGACGGCCGATCCCGATCTACGGGACCTGATGCGCGTCTGGGAGGCAGAGAACCTGTCGTTGATCAAGTCAATCCCGACGCAATACGTGGAGCAGCTGCGCGGCCGAGTGACATCGGCAGTGCAGTCAGGCCGGAGCCTTCGCGACGTGGTGAAGGTCGTGCGCGACACGTACGACTTGCCGAAGCACCGCGCGGAGCTGATCGCCAGGGACCAGATCGGCAAGTTGAACGGCGATATCACCCAAGCCCGGCAGCAGGGCATCGGCGTCGAAGAGTACCGCTGGCGCGGTGTCTTGGACGGCCGGGAGCGCTCCGAACACGTGGCCCGCGAAGGAAAAACCTATCGCTGGGACCAGCCGCCAGACGACGGCCACCCGGGACAGCCCATTCGTTGCCGGTGCAGCGCAGAAGCGGTGCTGCCGGACCTGGATGACCTCGCGGCACTCATCGTTCACTAGGAGGGCAGCATGCCCGCACAACGCTTTGATCGGGTGGAGCTGAAGGCGACCACCACCGTCGAAGGATTCATCCAGGACGCCCCGATCCTCACCCGCACGGGCATCTTTGATTACCGAGGTCCTGACGGGAAGCTGCGCCGGGAGTACCGGCCGCCGGAAGAGGTCTTCCACGCGGAATCCCTGTCCAGCTACCGCGGCAAGCCGATCACGGACGGGCACCCCGGCCTGGTCACTGCCAGCAACGCCAAGGTGCATACCGTTGGCACTCTCCTGACCGAAGGCCGGCGGGATGGCGACGACGCGCGCGGTGACGTGGTGATCTACGACACGGCGCCCATCGCGGCCGGCAAGAAGGAACTGAGCCTGGGCTACACCCTCGACATCGAGGAGACACCCGGCGAGATCAATGGCGAGCGCTACGACGCCATCCAGCGAAACATCAGGGTCAACCATCTGGCCCTGGTCCCCCGTGGCCGTGCGGGCAACGCCCGGCTCAATCTTGACGCGGCAGACGCCGACACTACCGAGGAAGACACCACCATGACCATGGTCAAGGTTCGCCTGGACTCCGGCATCACCTACGATGCCGCGCCCGAGGTCGCCAACGCCCTGCAGGCCACGCAGGATGCGCTCACCGCTGCCCGCTCCGACATCGATAAGGAAAAGGCCCGCGCCGACGCAGCCGAGGCCAAGCTGGGCGACGCCGAGAAGGCGGCCGAGCAGATCCGCGCCGACGCCGCCGAGGCCGCCAAGGCCCGCATCCTGCTGGAAGACAGCGCCACCAAGGTCGGCGCCACCTTCAAGGCCGATGCCACCGATACCGAGATCCGCAGCGCGGTGATCAAGAAGGTGCGCGGCGACAGCTTCGACCTGACCGGCAAGACCGATGGATACATCGAAGCCGCCTACGACCTGGCCGTCGCCGAGAAAGGCCAGCGGCAGGACGCGGTGGCCAGCCAGCGGCAGGACCTGGTCGGTCAGCGGCCCGCCGGCAACAGCCCCGAAGTCCGCCAGGACGCCCGTTCCGCGCGCGAGCGCATGATCGCCCGCAACAGCGGCGAAACCACCGAGGAGTGATTCCCCATGTATGAGGACTACCAGTCCCGCGCGTTTGCGGGCATGAAGGGCGATTCGGGCGACGACCGCGTCGAATCGTTCCCGGTCGGCGCTGCTGGCCTCGGCCTCGGCCTGGTCACCGGCACGAACGCCAGTGGCGTGCTGGTCGCAGGTGCTGGCACCAAGGTGCGCGGCATCAGCCTGCACAGCCACACCATCACCGGTGCCGGCTATGTCCAGTACGACTGCGCTTCGGTCATGACCAAGGGCCATGTCTGGGCACAGGTCGCCGCAGCTGGTGCCGTGACCGTCGACGGCCCGGTCTCCTTCGACGCAGATGGCCGGGTGGCCAACGCTGGCACGGCCCTGCCCAACGCGGTGTTCCGCAGCGGCATCGTCGCCGTCACGGATCCGGCCGGCGTGTCGTCCAACGTCGCCCTGGTCGAGCTGCACAATCCGTTCGCGGTGCCGCCGGCCGCTCCGTAATCCGGCCTGCACCCGACAACCCTCCCAAGCCGCCTCCGGGCGGCTTCTGCATATCAGGAAACCACCATGCACGAGCACTACGACGAGGCTGACCTCTCGGCAGTGGCGCAGTTCCAGCAGAACACCGGAGCCAATCTGGTCCGGCAGGATGCTGGCATCTTCACTGCCCGCCAGCTGGACTATGTCCGCACCCGCACCTATGACCGCAAGCTGCCGCCGATGAAGGGGCTGATGTTGGTCCCGCCGTCCAGCGACGTCCCGGAATGGGCCGAGACCGTGACCTACTCGGTCTACGACTCGGTGGGCATCGCCAAGGTCATCGCCAACTATGCCGACGACCTGCCGCGCGCCGACGTGACCCGCGTCGAGAAGACCATCCGGGTCAAGACCATCGGTGACAGCTACGGCTACAACGTCAACGAGCTGATCGCCTCCAACGCCACCGGTGCCAATCTCCCGACCCGCAAGGCCAATGCCGCGCGCCTGGCGGTGGAGATCAAGCTGAATCTGATCGGCATGGTTGGCGATGCCGACTATGGTTTGTTCGGCCTGACCAACCACCCGAACATCGGCACAACGACTATCACCGGCGGCTGGACCATGGCCACCAACGCGGACGTGATCCTGGCCGACCTCGACGCGATCTACAACGCGGTGCGCGTGCAGTCGAAGGGCGTGCACACCCCGAACCGCTTCGCGATGGCCACCGAGCCGCTGTCGATCATCAGTTCCAAGCGCCTGCCGGACTCGAACGGCCTGACCGTCGCCGAGTTCTTCCGTCGCAAGCATCCGGGCCTGGTCTTCGATGAGATGGCCGAACTCGCGGGCGCGGGGCCGGGTGGCGACGATCTGATCATTGCCGGCGAGTTCGCGCCGGACAACATCACCCACGACGTGCCGATGCAGTTCAACCAGCTGCCGGCACAGGCCCGCAACTTGGAGCTGGTGGTGCCGTGCATGGCCCGCAGCGCCGGCGTGTCGGTCTTCTACCCCCTCGCGTTCACCAAGGCGGTGCTGTGATGGCGACCTACAAGAACAAGTCCACGGCTGCCCACGTCCATGAGGGCAAGGTCGTTGCCCCCGGCGGCACCTTCGATGCCCAGCCGTCGAAGAACCTCGGCAAGCTGGTCAAGGCGGAACTGCTGGAGCTGGTCTCGGGCGCATCCAGCGCGCAGGCCAGCACCGGTGGCGACGGCGAGGACAAGGCCCCGCTGGTCGCCCGCGCCAAGGAGCTGGGAGTTCCCAATGCTGGCGCCAACTGGGGCGTCGAAAAGCTGAAGGAAGCCATCGCCGAGGCCGAGAAGAAGGCCAGCACCGGTGGCGACGGCGAACAGAAGGACGCCTGACCCATGGCTACCGTCATCGAGATCCTGGACTTCCTCGCCCCGGGCCTGACCGCCACGCCGGAAGAGAAGGCCACGGCCATCTCGATGGCGGAGGCCTACAGGCCCGCCTGCCTCACGAAACAGAAGGCGGATGAAGCGGTTGCGTTGTACGCCGCGTGGCTGCTCTACAGCCGCCAGCAGCAGAAGGAAGCTGCGGAGAACGGCGAGGTCGTCCCTCTGGGAGTGAAATCCCAGATGGACGGCGACCTCAGCCGAACCTACTTCGACGGCGCCACCGGTGGCGGCATCGTTGACCCGGCGGGCTTCTACGCGCGCTGGGCTGCGCTCAACGACATTTGCGCGAGGCTCGGCGCAATCACGGTGAGCCCGGCACTAACAGGATGCTGCGGATGGCCGCGATAACCAAGAGCAACGGCGATGGGCTGGAGCAGTACCTTCGGCAGGTTGGTGCACTCGATGGGCGCGGGGTGAAGGTCGGGGTACAGGCGAACGCTGGCACACAGGAAGGCGTGAGCTTGCTGGACATCGCTATCTACAACGAGCTGGGCACAACCGATATCCCGGCTCGCCCCTTCATTCGAGACTTCGCCCAGAAGAACGAGCGTGTGCTCGGTATTGCGATGGATCGCGTGGCCATGCGAGTAGAGCAGGGGGCGCCGATTGATACCGAGCTCGCCCAGCTGGGCGAGTTCGCCCAGCAGCAGCAACAGGCTCACGTCCGCGCCTCGAAGAGCTGGGCCGTCCCCAACGCTCCATCCACCGCCGCCCAGAAAGGCAGCGATGTGCCGCTGGTCGACCACGGCACCTTGGTCAACGCCATCCGTTGGGAGAAGGTCTGATGGTCATGCTTGGGGAGCGAACACATCCGCGCATCGTACGGACGTCCGGCAGCCACGTGGATGGCCGCTGGGTTGAGGGCGCCGAATCGCAGTCCGACTTCAGGGCGAGCATTCAGCCGGCTAAAGACAAGGATTACGACAAGCTGCAGGCGCTGGCCGAAGGCCGTCGCGTCGAGTCGGCTGTTCGCATCTACACCCGGACGCAGTTGGCTGTTGCCGGCGACACCGACAGCAATGGCGACATCGTCATCTACCGCGGTGATCGCTACCTGGTCACCGCCGGCAGTGACTGGAACATGGGCATGCGCGGGGTGAACCACTACCGCTACCTGGCCGTCCGGCAGAAGCTGTCGAGCGAGGAGGGCGCATGATCGAAGATGAAATCCGTGCCCTTATCGCCAAGGCGACCAACCTGCAGGTGATTTTCGCCAACCAGAATGGCCCCCGCCCCAAGCTTCCTTACATCACCCTTCGGATCGATACGGCGCCGCGCGCACCGCTGCTGGAAGCAGACCTGAGCGACGACGGGGTTCAGACCTATGCCGCCCACCGGGACGCCACAGTTGAGCTGCAGTGCTTCGGAGATGGATGCTTCGAGACGCTCGACGATCTGTCTCAGCGCCTGAAGGGCCCGTCGATGGTGGCCGCCGGGTACGCGGCCAACATCGCCGTTTATGCCGTCGACGCCGTGCAGAACATACCGGTGCTGCGAGACGGGGCTAGGTACGAGCCTCGCGCGGTACTGGATATCGGCGTCCGCTATACCAAGCAGCACGACGAGGACGTCGGGCTGATCAAGACCGTGCAGGGCCAGATGACCCTGCATGACCACGGCAGCGACCTGGTCGACACGTTCGAAGCCACAAGCGCCATCTGAGCGCCGGCGTCTGCAACAAGCCCTCCCGCGCCGCCAGGCGTTCTTTCCCATGCCCAGGAGCAACCTGCAATGGCATCCATTGACCGCATCGCCAAGGTCGAGATTTCGCTGGCGACCACCTCGATCAACCAGCAGTCTTTCAGCGACTTGCTGTTCCTCGCGCCCCTGTCTGCGTCGGCCGACCGCGTGTTCCTCGTAACCTCCGCCGACGAGCTGCTGGACCATGGCATCGAACTGACCGATCCCCTCTACAAGGCCGTTCAGACGGTCTTCCAGCAGGATCGAGCGATCGACCAGGTGTACATCGGACGCCGCTCCGTGGACGTTGATGGCGACCCCACCGAGACCATCACCGAGGCCCTGGTCGCCATCCAGGCGGCCCACTCTGGCTGGTACGGCCTGATCCAGCTTTCGCGGGTTGCCGCAGACATCATGGAGGCAGCCGCCTGGGTCGAGGCGCACGACAAGCTGCAGCTGGCCAGCAGCGGCGACGCTGCCATCATCGCCGCCGGCGATGCGGACGTCGCCAGTCAGCTGAAGGCCCTCAACTACAACCGTACGGCGCTTTGGTATCACGCGAACGCCAGCACCGAGTGGGTTGAGGCAGCCCTTGCGGCCAACCGCTTCACGTATGACCCGGGCGCCGAGACCTGGGCCAACGTTCGGCTGAGCGGCGCTCAGACGGACCCGCTGACCGAAGGCCAGTCGCAGATCGTCCGCGGCAAGAACGCGAACACCTACGAACAGTTTCGGAACCTCGGCCTGAGCCAGTATGGGACCGTGGCCAGCGGCGAGTGGATCGACGTGATTCGCTTCCGCGACTGGCTCAAGGACCGCGTGCAAACTGGGATCGTGGACGTTCTGGCGAAGGCCGACGGGAAGATCCCGTACACCAGTGCCGGCATTCAGGTGATCGTTACCGCACTGCGTGCTGCGCTGGACGCGGGCGTCGCGGCTGGCGGGATTGCCGGGCGCGAGACCGACGCCAGCGACAACGTGCTGGAGTCCTATCGAATCACGTACCCGGGCCTGGCCGAAATTGCCGACAGCGTGAAGTCGCGTCGCCTGCTGGAGGGCATCAGGTTTTCGGCCCGTCTGGCCGGCGCGATCCATACGACCGAGATCACCGGCACCCTTTCCTACAGCATCTAAGGACCTCGAACATGAGCGTCAAAACCTACGATTCTTCGCAGGTGATCATCACCTTCGGGCCACACATCATCACCGGCTACGCCGAGGACACGTTCATCTCGGTGGAGGAAATGGGTGACGGCATCTCCTCGGTAGTGGGCGCCAATGGTGAGAAGGCCCGCTCGATGTCGCAGAACCGGTCGCTGCAGATCACGCTCACCCTGCTGCAGACCAGCAAGAGCAACGACATGTTGTCCCTGGCCGCTGACTTCGATCGTGCTTCGCATGGGCGCGGCGCGCTTCCCCTGGCCGTTACCGATTTGACCGGTCGCACGTTGATCGCAGACCCCAGCAGCTGGATCGTAAAGAAGCCGACTGCCGAGTTTGGATCGACGATCGGCAGCCGAGAATGGACCTTTGAGACGTCCAACGACGCCACCTATCACGTCGGAGGAGCGCGCTAATGGCCAAGAAGGAAGTGCAGATTGGACAGACCACGTTTTACCTGACCACGTTCGCACCGCGCGAACAGCTTCGGATTTTTGGGGACCTTCAGAAGGAGCTGCTTCCGAGTATCGGGGCGCTTCTCGCAGCTGCTGCCGGCAAGAAGGGAACGGTCGGTGGCGACTGGGACGAAACCGACCTACTGGGGGCTATTCGTTCATTCTCATCTTCTCTAGATGGGAAGGGCTTGGACGCTTGGTGCGGCAGGCTGATCGACTCTGAGCGTGTGATCTACGAGAAGGCTGGCCGCGACGCGCGCAAGCTAACGCAGTCCCAAATGGACGATGCTTTTGAGGACTTTGCTGAGATCCTTGAACTGCTGTTCGAGATCATCCAGCTGAACTTCGCCGGCCCTTTCGTGCACTGGCTCGACCGATCTGGACTGGGCCTAAGCGCGAGGCTTCCCAACCTGTCGGACAGTTCGCCGACGGCTTCGAGCACGAGTTCGTAATCTGGCGGCCAGTGATGGCGGGCCTTGTGACTATGACCGAGGTCAACCAGGGAACGGTTGACCTCATGGATCTGATCAAGCTCAACGCCTTGTTGGATGCCCGTGAGGCATCGGAGGCCGCAGGCATGAATCCCAAAGGGAAGAACTAGCTATGGCCTTGCGAGAGCTGGTAACCGTCCTGCGCTACGAGTTGCGTGAGGGCAATCTCAAAAAGTATGTAGATGGCTACAAGCGGGCGGAGGGCCAGATCAATTCTGCGGCAAAGGCAGCGACGACCAAGCTCAATACTGCGTTGAATGGATCCGTTGCTGCCACCGGGCGCTTGGAGCGCGGAACAGGAAGGGCTAGCTACGCTATTGGTCGCATGGCCTCGAAGGCGCGGCAATTCGGACGTGATCTAGGTGAGGGGGTCAGAAAGGGGTCAAGAGACGCCAGCGCGGCACTCGATAAGTTGGAGAACCGCGCTTCCAAGCTAAATGGCAAGCTGGCAGGCAGTGCAGCAGCTACGACTCTGGCCGCGTACGCTGTACTGGTGAGGCCGACCCAGAACGCGGCAAGGTTCAATCGCGAGAACCAGCTTATTGGCAACACCGCGGAGATGAACCCGGCAGAGGTTGCGAGCCTTCGCGATACGATCCTCAATGAGGCGCGCTCAACCAATCAGAACGCAGATGATCTGCAGGCTGCCCTTGGATATCTTGTGGCGGCGGGTATGGATGCTGGAACGGCGCAAGCGAGTATCCGTACAATCGGACGCGCAACTACGGCCGCTGGGGCGGACATTCAAGACATGGCCCAGGCGGCGTTCAGCCTGCAGGACGCGTTGAAGATTGACCCCGCCGGCCTGCAGCAGGCAATCGACATCCTTGCTACGGCCGGCAAGGAGGGCAACGTCGAGCTGAAGGATATGGCTCGGGTGTTGCCGGTGCTGGGGTCACAGTTCCAGGCGCTGAAGATGCGGGGCCCCGAGGCTGCTGCGACGATGGCAGCGTCTCTTGAAATTGCTAGAAAGGGTGCAGCTAGCGCTGACGAGGCCGCGACCAACCTTCAGAACTTTCTCTCCAAGATCCTGTCGCCAGAGACGCTGAACAAGGCGGAGAAGGTCTTCAACCTTGACCTATACAAGGTGGTTGTCGACGCGCAGAGCCGGGGCGGGAACCCACTCGAGGCAGCGGTGGAGGCCATTGCCAAGGTTACCAACGGCGACCAGAAGAAGTTGGGGGAGCTGTTTCAAGATATGCAGGTGCAGAACTTCCTGCGCCCGATGTTGCAGAACTATTCTGAGTATCAACGAATCAAGGGTGTTGCCCTACATCAGTCGAGTGGAACGACCGATCGCGATTTCGCAAAAATGGCCAGCACGGAAGCCGAGCAGATCAAGTCGGTCGGCATTGCGGTTGACAATCTTTCAAAGTCGTTGGGCACAGCGCTGGAGCCTGCCGTCACCGCGGTTGCCAGAGCGGTCGCTCCAATCATTCAGAAATTGGCTGATTGGATTGACAAGAATCGCGGCCTCGCTGCGGCTGTTGCGCTTTCTATCGTAGGAGTCTTGGCGCTAAAAACGGCCATCATTGCTCTTCAAATCGCGAGCTTGGCTGCAACTCGCCTGCGGATTCTCGGCGGAGCCATTGGTGGGCTGCCCGAGGCCACGGGAGCCGCTTCGAAAGGGGTAGGAGGCTTCTTGGCGAAGCTTGGATTGGTTGCGGGATTGTCCGAGTTGGCAATTGCCGGCCTCGGAAGGCTTGGCCTCCCAACGCCAGAAGAAATTGCTGCTCAGGGAACAGGTGTCGGCGCCGAGAACATTCGGCGCGGGGAATGGCTCAAAGCGTCGGCGAACCTGCCGGCGGCTGACTTCATCAAAGCCGCATGGGATCGCGTTGTTCTCTCCTACGGCAACGACCAAGTGGCGCAGATGCTGATGAACGGAACTCACGGCCCTGGTAAAGGGCCGTCTGGGAACTGGGTCCCGCCTGGAGCCATGAACTCATCACGAGGAGGGTGGCAAATGGTGCCGCCGACTGTGCACAACAACGCCACAGTGCACGTAACCGCGCCTTCGGGAGCCAATCCGGCTGCCTACGGCGCGGCGGCTCAGCGGGGAACGAGCAAGGCCATGACTAGCTTCCAATACCAGCTTCCGACAGCCGTCGAGAGCTTCTGATCTGAGGACGACCGTGTGGCCCTTACTTCGCTCAATTTCACCTCCTCGCATGGAACGCGCACAGCTGTTGGGGCCCTGCAGCTGGATGCCCTGATAAGTGAGGAGACGACGCTGGACAGCTACGCGACCACTTACCCAGTCGAGGACGGGGGCACAATCACTGATCACGTTTCGAGCGATGCGGAGCGCCTCTCCCTTTCAGGCCAGGTGACGTCCGCGTCCGTGACGCTCTTTGGTCCGGGCGGATGGCAGAAGCTGGTGCAGGCCAAGGATGTCCTGCGCCAGATTCACGAGGCCCGCTTGCCGGTCTCGATCTCGACCGGTCTGGACACGTACGAGGAGATGGTTATGGAGCGCTGCAGGATCGGGCGCTCGAACGAGGGTGATCATTTCACGGTTGACTGCGACTTCAGGAAGATCGTCAAGGCAGAGTTGAAGACCGAGGCAGTCCCTGAGGATAAGGCCGCTCCCAAGGTAAAGGGCAAGGCTGGCGCGTCACGGACAAGCGGGGGCAAGGCCAGCATCCAGGACCTGAGTGGCAAGGGGCAGCAGGACGCGACCGAGTACGTCAACAGGGCGCTGGGCATCGGCGGCGACGGCATTTCGCCGGGAGTGCAGTGATGTTCCAGATTGTCACAATCGACGCAAACGATCAGCTGCTCGAAGTCGAGCTCGACGGTGAGACCTTCTTCATTCGCTTGGGCTGGAACAGCGAGGCCGAGCTATGGGTCATGGAGATCCAGAACTACAACCAAGAGACCGTTATTGCGGGTGTTGTCGTAGTTCCGAACGCGCCGTTGCTGACTCGGTTCCACTACTTGGCCCTGCCTGCCGGTGAACTGATGGCGCTGGTCCTGGGCGATGCCGCCGGCATCTCGCGCGACGGGTTCATCACTGGAATGGCCAGCCTCATCTACATCCCAGCTGCAGAGATCGTCTAATGCCACGCTTCCGTCGCACCTATCGCTTGGTTGTCGGCCCGGCAGGAGGGCAAGGCACTGTGGTGCTCCCGCCCATGCAGATCCAGTTCGAGGTCCAGAAGGACGCGGAGGAGGATCCGAACGTCCACTCGATTCGGGTCTACAACCTGTCCCCGTCGACAAGAAAGGCGCTGGAGAAGCCGGATCTGCGCGCGTACCTCTACGCGGGCTATGAGGAAGAATCCGGGCCAATCCTGCTTGCGGCCGGTACGGTGGTGGATGCTTTCACGCGCTTCGAGTCGCCGGATGTGGTGACCGAGCTGGCGGTCGCTGACGGGTATGGAGAGCTGCGCGATAGCGCGGTAAGCCTGAGCTACGGGCCCGGAGCTAGTTCATCCACCATCATCCAGGACGTCGCGAAGAAGATGGGGCTTCTCCTGAACATGCCTGCCTCTCTGGCGCCGAGAGTATGGGAACACGGGTTCAGCTTCTACGGCCCAGCCCGCGCGGCGCTGCACAAGTTGTGCAAAGGCGCCGGGCTCGAATGGTCTATCCAGAACCAGACGCTGCAGGTCGTGGCGATCAAGGGAGTGACCGAGCGGAGCGTAGTGGTATTGAACTCCCAGACCGGCCTGATCGGCTCCCCGGAGCGGGTTCGGGAAGCGAGCCGCGAGAAGGATGCAGGCGGCGCAAAGGGTGCCAAGTCCGAGCGTCAGCGTAGGGATGGGTGGCGCATACGATCGCTGTTGCTCCCCTGGCTGAACCCAGGCGACCGAGTACGCATGGACAGCAGACAGCTCCAGGGCGTTTGGCGAGTCGAATCAGTCGCGCACCGTGGGGAGTTTCACGGCGGAGATTGGACAACGGAGCTGCACATTGTGGAGGCACCATGAGCCGCGTTTCAGATCTTCGACGGCTGATTGCTACCGAGCTGGCTGAGGTGCACACGTGCGTGCCGGGAAAGATCGTGAGCTATGACGGACGCAGCGCCGTGGTGCAGCCGGCCATTTCCAAGGATCTCGCGTCCGGGGAGAGCTTGGCCGCGCCGCAGATCGTAAACGTCCCGATCTGCTGGCCGTGCGGGGACGCGGGGGGAGGGGGGGCGCTGATCAGCGTCCCACTCAAGGCTGGAGACGCGGTGCTACTGCACTTCAGCGAGAGAGCCCTGGAGAACTGGCTTTCCGGAAACGATGGCTCGCCGGGTGACCCACGCATGTTCGACCTGTCAGATGCGTTTGCTACACCCGTGTGCCGGCCAGGGTTCCAGCAGGCTGATACGCAGAATCTGTCCGTCGAGTACGCCAAGGCAAGCATCAAGATCACACCAAGCGGAGAGGTCAGGATCGATGCCCCGCGGCGAATCGTCGCGTCGGCGGGCGCGGACCTGACCGTTGTAGCGCCGAGCCTGAGTGCGACCGGGAATGCTTGGGCGGATGGCAACGTCGGCTCAGGGACAGGTGCGTCCGGATCGTTCACCACTCCCGATGGCAGTGTCGTCACCGTGCAGGACGGACTGATCACGAACATCTACTGAGGTAGCCATGCCTGGCCAAGGTTCCATTCCCTTCAATGCGGAAGTGTTTGCGCAGCTTCGCAGACAGATCGACAGCGTCAGTACCGGGGTCCAACTGCAGCAGATCACCACGCAGGCGATGGGATCCCTCAATGGTGTGACCGCTGGCATCACAAGCCAGATAGCCGCGCTGCAGCCCATCCTCGCTTTGCTTCAGCCGCCGGCGGCGAATCCCGCCGAGATTGTCACATGGATCAACAAGCTCATCACTGGCTTCATTGAGCCCTACACGAAGCCGGCAGTGACGCTGCCGATCCAGATCGCGCAGCTTACGACTGAGGTGGGACTGCTCACGGCGTCTATCCAGGCGGCCGCAGCACGGCTCGGCGAGGCCGTCGAGATTCCAAGCGTGGAGATACCTGTCTTCCCGGATCCACCCCAACCACCCACAGGTCCTTAGCGGGGGAAACGATGACGTTCGATCTGAAACTGAGCCCTATGCATGACCTGGCGCTTGCTGGTACGGAACTGGTGCTGGTCGGAGGAGCGGCGAGGGTCAAGCAGCAGATCAAGGTCACGCTGATGACCTGGTTCGGAGAGTACTTCCTCGATGTGACCTTCGGTGTTCCATACCTTGAATCAATCCTGGTCAAGAACCCCAACCGGAGCGAGATCGAAGCCGTGCTGAGAAAACGGATCAATGACGTCCCCGGCGTCAACGCCGTCAGCAGCATGCAGCTGAACATCGATCGCGAGCGCAGGCAACTGGAAGTGACCTTCCAGGCAAGCACCGACGAAGGCCTCGTCGCTGACACCATCACCTTGGAGTAACTCATGGCCGAATTTGGCGTCACCCCGGCCGGGTTCATCCGCAAGCGTCTGGCGGACATCCGACCCGAGATCATCGCAGCGCTGAGGAATAACCTGCAGGCCGCCGGCCTCTCTGGCGAAATTGAAACACGGCCAGACTCGGTCATGGGCATTCTGATCGACACGTTCGCCGAGCGCGAGGCGGCCCTTTGGGAACTGTCAGAGGGGATCTACGGCGCAACCTATCCAAGCTCGGCAAGCGGCATCAATCTCGATCACGCAGTTTCATTCACGGGTGTAACACGCCGAGGGGCTGAGCGCGCTCGCTGCTACGCGCTGTGCTACGGCGAGCAGGGGACGGTGATCCCCGCCGGAGCGATGGTGCGGAGCTTGACGTCCCAGAGCCTGTGGCTAGTCGCGGAGAGCGTGACGATCTCGAGCGCATCGTGCAGCGATGCGACCATCACGCCAATACCTCAGTCCGGTGTGCTTTACGTCGTTACCGTGAATGGAACTTCGTACACCTACGCGTCTGACGCTTCGGCGACCTTGCCTGAGGTCGTCGCGGGGCTGGTCGCGGCGGCCAGCGGATCTGGCCTGAACGTCAGTAGCGACGGCGCCGCAGTAAGGCTGAGTTCTGACGGCCGGCGTGCCTTCTCGGTCGAGCTGTCAGGGCCGATGTCTCTTTCCGGCGTTGGCTCGCCGGGACTCTTCCAGAGCGAGCGCCCCAGCACCGAAGCCCCAGCCGTCGGGGAGCTGTCTGAGGTCGTGACTGTTGTACAAGGTTGGTCATCCGTTCGAAACCTCCAGGCAGGCATTCCTGGACGTTTGGTTGAGACCGATGCTGAGCTGCGCGCCCGGTATCCGTCCGGACTGTTCAGGTTGGGCGCGGCCACCTATCCAAGCTTGGAACCGAACATTCGAGACCGGGTGACTGGAGTCACGGCGATCAAAGTGTTCGAGAACGACACGGATGCCTATGACAGCTCAGGCCGGCCGCCACACAGCGTGCACTTCGTTGTGGAAGGCGGGCTTGACCAGGAGATCGGCGAGGCGATCTACCGCGCGAAAGCGGCGGGCATCGCCTCGCATGGGTCAGTGGAGGTGGACGTGGCGGCGGATGACGGGGCAATCCACTCCGTGAGGTTTGACAGGCCGAGCCCGGTCTACGTGTGGGTGAAAGTCGCTATCACGCCGCTGAGCCCATCGGAGGGGATCTATCCATCAGATGGCAACAACCGTGTTGCCGCTGCCGTCAACACGTCTGGAAGGCTGCAGGGAATCGGCCAAGACGTGGTCTGGCAGAAGTACTTCAGTGCTGTCTACCAGACACCTGGGATCGCGTTCGCGGACCTGCGGTTCGCGTACTCGACGGATCCTCAGTTTGAACCCGAGCTCAGTGACTTCCAGTCCCAGAACATCACCATTCAGGACTATGAAGTTGCCCGCTTCGACCCCTCCAGGATCGAGGTGCTGTGATGGAAGTCGATCAGGATCATGTCGGCATCGGGTGGGGAAACTGGACTTCCCAATTCGAGAGGTCCTCTCGGCTGGAAAGCGTGGTGAGAGCGCTTTTCCAGCCGATGACGGGAATTCAGCGCGCTCAGCTTGGCCTGTACCGAGAGCGGTGGCTGGAAACGGCGGAGGGCGCACAGCTGGATGGGATCGGCGAGATCGTGGGCCTGTCTCGCGTCCTGGACAATGCGGTATTCGTCACTTTCTTCGGGTTCTCGCATCAGCCCGGTATCGCTGGTTTTGGTAAGGCCAGGATTAGGCGGGCCCATGAGAACCACCAGTCAGGTTCAACGACGCTCAACGACGCAGAGTATCGGCGTCTCATCTACTGGAAGATCGCGGTCAACAACGGACGCGGCACGGCACCGGAAATAGTCTCTGCGCTTCGCCAGATCTTCGACGTGCCTCGGGTCATTGTCGAGGATGCAGGCACAGCGAAGATCAGAATCTGGATCGCGCAACAGGCTGGTGCGAGCAGTCCGCTTATGGCCGATCCCCGGCGATGGGTCCCGAAGGCGGCCGGCGTCGGGATACTGGCGATCACGACCTCTCCAGAGGCGCCGTTCGGTTTCAGAAATCAAGGCTTCCTAGGCTTCGGCATTGGGGTCATGGCTCATTCGATTTAATCAATCAGGAGAACACTCTATGGCCGAGGTAAATTTCTTCGACCACTTTGAGCTACCGTGGGCAAAGAACGGCGTCGTCGAAGCTATCAGTGACAGCCAGTGGCAAGCGGGATGGAGCTTCATTGGCGCAACTCCCCCATCCGTTGAACAGTTCAACAAGCTGCAGCAGATTTCCGATCAGAAATCCGCTTGGCTGTACAGGCAGTTCAAGTTTGCCGCCGAGAGGTTTGGGCATTCCCTAGGCCCAGAAAGTGCCGATGGGATTGTCCGTGTGCTGGGTAATCACAGTGGTGTGGTCGTTACTAGGCAACCTGTCGCATTGGCAGCGGATCAGGCGGGCCAACTGATTGTGGTAGCGGAGTCGGTACAGGTCACGCTCCCCGATCTTGCTAGTTGCCCCCTTGGTGCAACCTTTCGGATTGTGGCCACTGCTCTTGCGACGATACGCACGGTTGGGGTCGATCTGATTCAGTTCAACGGAATTGAGTCGTCATCGGTACAAACCGTCAATTTCAGCGGTGGCGACAGTATTACCCTGGTGAACATCGGGACCACGTGGTATGCGGTCGATGGAACTGCCCAGATGCGTTACGCCGAGACCTTCAGGGCTTCTAGGAATGCATCCGGATATCAGGTGCTGCCTAGCGGACTAATCATTCAATGGTCGGGAGTCACGGTCGGAGCAAACCAGACCGCTACGCTCAGCTTTCCGATTGCTTTTCCCAATGCGGCTCTGAACATTGTTGGCTCCCGTCGCGTCGGGACCAATGCAACATTCAATTTTGAGGCCATCAGTTCAACTCAGTACCGTGCGCAGAACCTGGCGCCGGCTACGGAAGTTGGTAACTGGATTGCCATCGGGCATTGAGGAGACGAGATGAAATTCTCTAGATCTACTGGCGGCTTCTATGACGATACCGTGCACGTTGGCATTCCGACTGACGCGGTAGAGGTCAGCGAAGAGCTGTATGCAGAACTCATGGAAGGTCAGGCCGCAGGCAAGTCCATCATCGTGGATGAGGATGGATTGCCGTGTCTTGCTGAGGACGCACCACGCGATCTGGAGCGTGAGCGGCGGTCGCTGCTGGAAAGGGTCACTGCTGAACGATGGATGCGAGAGACCGGCGGAATCCAGGTCGGAGGTGTTCATATCGCCACGGCTGTGGAGGATCAGAATCGAATCAACTCCGTCCTTTCCGCTGCGGATCTCGGATGTATTGAATCGGTGGACTTCAAGGCGGAGTCGGGGTGGATATCGGTTCCAGTTGACGAGCTACGGGGGATCGCAGTGCAGGTTGCTCTACACGTGCAGCGGTGTTTCAGCGCGGAGATGATGCATCACCGGTCCATTGCGGAACTCGGCACCCTTGAAGAGATCGACCGCTATGACCTGAGTACGGGGTGGCCTGACTAGGCGCCCCCGCCCCGTTTGTCCTGGCCGCAGTCTCTGAAAGCAAGCACTATGGGCGCGGCGGTGAGCAACAAGCCTGTTAGGCAGTAGGTCGCAATCATCGCGTGGTTTGGCGACCCAAGCACGTAGTTTGGGTCCGCGTTGGCTGCTGCCGCTCTCCAAACCCAGATGACCCAGAACGAGGCTGCTAGGCCAATCGTCATCGTGATAGAAAGGACGCGGTGAGGGGCCAGTGCTAATGGCCCCATTACTGCCCACGCGAAGTAGAGCGACATAGGTGCGCAGATCAACCACGCCTGACTGCCTGGATTACCGCCGAATTCGATCAGGATGAACGCCGCCGATGAGATCGCGATCATTGTTGCCAGCGGGCGGAGCCATGCCGGCCGTGGTCGACGCCTCAGCAATGCGACGAGGCCGAGCAGGGCGATAAACGGAGCGGTTCCAACGAACAGGAATTGGTTGCGCCGGATCTCTGCTGCAGGATCTTCTGCCCAAGCTTGGGCTGGCTTGGTCGTTCCATCGATGTCGAGACGAGTCGTCCCCAAGAGGATTTTTAGGTTGTCGACCTTCGCTTGCGCGACTCCGGACGGCCCTAGCTTCGCGTAATTGTTCCTGATGGTCGTAAGAAGGCCGTCTTGGGTAATCTCAACTTGCCCGGCTAGGTGCCATTTCGGGAGTCGATCCGCTGGCGGGGCAAAGTGCTTTTGAAACAGGAGCCACGGGAGGAACAGAACGGCCCCCACTGCTAGTGCGGTTGCGATGGGGGCGATGCGGAGTCGGTTTCGCGTGATCGCGACTGCCGCTACGCCGATCATCCAGAAGATGACTCCGCCGTGAGCAAGAAGGCCCAGCGCTGCCAGTGCTGCCATGAGGCCCATGTCTCGCGAAGGTGTGTGGGTTCTACGCACAGCAACAGCCGCCAGGCCCAAGCCGAATGCCCCTGCCATGAGCTTGGGCCACACGTAGACGCCATTTACGAAGGTAGAGCCAATCAATGCTACGGACGCCGTCGCGATGAATGCGTGTCGGCGAGCGACGTTCAACGACCCAAGCAGAGCCCATAGGCCAAAAACCCAGATGGAATTGGCTGCAATGCCGGCCGTCAGTCCGAGCAGCTCCCTGTTTGCAGTGTCACCGGCCGAGTAGATGGGAAGGATCATCCCTGTCTGCAAAGGGGGGCGGTCGCTCGTGAGCCAGTCGCCGGTAGTGAAGCCCTTCAGATGATCGCGCCCGGCTTGGATCTGATCGGCAGCAAACTGGGGCAACTTGTTGTCAACCTGCGCCCAGTAGCGCGCCGCTACCATGCCCTGCGCGTCTGCCGAGATCCCGTGGTCTGCGGCTATGCCGAAGTAGAAAATTGCGATGGTGACGGAGAGCGCGGCCGGGACCATCGCCGAACGTGGCAGACCGCGACCGATGAGCACTCCTGCGCTAAGGATGATCAGGGAGAGGCCGAGGGACCATCCAAGAGCAGGATCCACAAACCATGCCCAGAAATTGAGCATGCCGGCGGCTCCGGATCCGACAAGCACGGCGATGCTGCTGCCCCAGCCTCTTGTCTTGTCGACGCTGGCAAGGGCGAGGCCTGGCAGAACAATCGAGGCCCATGCTGCCACAAGAGCGCATAGACCAACGAGTGGGGCATGCGACGTCTCGATAGGGCGTAGGAGAGAACTGACTGCCAAGGCCGCGACTGCGGCAAAGCCCGCAATGGCGATCAACGTGGTGCGTCGAGAGGCATGGCGTTTGGTGAAACTCATCGTGTCTTCCGTGTCTTCCGTGGCTTGCATGCGGTAGATTTTGGCAGAAGTCGTTCACCTTAGCTGGGAGCGCCCCTCGCTCCTATCGCTGCTGACCCTCCCGCCATCAAGTGCAGTGGGCGACGTCATTGCCACTTGACGCAGGCCTTCGCGTCCAGATGGTCGCGGGGAGGCGCAGTGCACGTCAGAACCCAGCGATCTTCATCGTGGACCTGACCGAGGTGCCGCTGGGGTTCGGCTGACGTTCTTTCTGCAGACCAGTTCCTGTGGGCCGGCTTCTTGCCTCAAGAAGGCGGGCCAGCGGCCGATATTGCCCCTGCAACTACAAAGCTAGGGATCAGGACCATGGAAGATCTGATGCAGTGCCCAATGTGTTTCGGCGGCGTGCCGCGCGGCGCCGTCGTTTGCCGCGGATGCAAGGCTCGAATCGAGTACGGCGTGCCTGCTTGGGCAGCAGTGATTCTCCTGTTGGTCTCGGTCTCGTTCGGTTGGTGGTCGGGATTTGTGCTCGCCGGCTGGGTCGGCTGGGTCGGCGGTCTTACCCTATTTTTCCTTGCGGGTGCCGGCTTGAATCACCTTTTCCGAAACCGCGTAGTCTTCCGTCTTCGGTAGTGCCCACAGTTACGTGACCTGCTGCAGGAGATCCTCGCGGTTGTTCCGTGGCGTGTTCACCGCGCGGCTTACACGATAGGCCTCCATCGCTGGTGGCTCGCTGGCCAGCAGCATGGCCATGGCGTCGTCGGGGCTGGCGGCCATCCACTCATCGATCTGGCCGGCCTGCAGCCACACCGGCATGCGGTCGTGGATGTCGGCCGATACGCCGCTGCTGTCGCCGGTGATGATGGTGAAGGTGCCGAGGTTGCCGTCGGGCAGGAGAGGGCTGGTGTCCTCCCACAGGCCGGCGGCCAGCAGCGGCCCAGTGGCGTGGATGAACCACGGGTCTTTCTTCTCATCGATCGGGCTCACCGACCACTCGTAGTAGCCGGCCATGGGGATGACGCACCGGCGCTTCTTGAACGCTGACCGGAAGGCGGGCTTGGTGGCCACTGTCTCGATCCGGGCGTTGATGGTCGACCCCTGCAGGCCCTTGGCCTTCGCCCAGAACGGCAGCAGGCCCCACGCCAGCCGGGTGACCTGCCGGCCTTCGCCGCGGTCCAGGATGATCGACGCGCGCTGCGTCGGCGCCAGGTTGTAGCTGGGCTGGATCTCGGCCAGGCCGGGGGCAAGGTCAGCCAGCCCCGGCTGGCCAAAGTCGATCACGGGGAGCTGGACGAATCGGCCGCACATGGCCGGAGCGTAGCCCGCTGGCGCGTGGCCGGGGCGTGTAGGCGGGAATGGCTCCATGACGGACGGGGTTGCGCCAGAACTGTGACGTTGGTCGGGTGATCTCTACGCAGCCTCTACAGTCCCGGTCCTACGCTCGGTCCCCCAGGAGACCGGAGCGTGCCATGCCGAACAGGGCAGTCGTATTTGTGAGTGAAGCGCGCGCCGATCTGGCCGACCCCACGCTGGTCGCGATCATGGCGGATGCCGTCCGGTTCAATCGGGACGTTGGCGTCAGTGGTGTCACGTTGTTTGATGGGAGTCGTTTCCTCGCCTACATGGAAGGCCCGCCCGACGGCCTGGACGTGGCCTTCTCCCGCGCGCTCGGCGCTTCAAGCCATTCACACCTGATCGAGCTGGCCCGCGGCCGGGTAGGGCAGCGCCGGGTTCCCTACTGGCCCATGCGCCTGGTGAACGTCGAAGCCGGAACGCTGCCTCAGCTGCTCCGGGCCGACTGGACTGGCTTCGTGCAACGGGTGGAGCAGGGCGGGGTGCCGGCGACCGCGATGGAACTGCTTACTTCGTTGGTTCAGCCTCTCGCCGAGGCTGCCTGAGCAGCACCGCGCCGGCACCGTGGCAGGGTGATTCCGGCAAATTGACGATTTCGTCAAATCGCCGCTGCAGGCCTTAACAATTCCTTGCCCCAAATGGCTCAGCTGCTGCGGGCCTGCCTCTTCTTCAGCCGTTGGCGACCGCTAGGAGCAGTTGAACCGCCTTACCTGCCGCCTCCACCGTCAGTTCCTTCTGGGCGCCGCGATTTCCCGGCTTGCTCAGGACCACAGTGACCTGCACGTCGCCATCCACCGCGACTTGCAGGGTGGTCGTGTTGTCATCGCCAGAATAGCTGCAGTTGATCTTCGTCTCGTCGTTCATCGGGTTGCCTCCTGATAGGTGCTGTGACGATAAGCGCCCTCGGTCTCGCCCAATGAGATCCTCAATGGTTCAGCGACGAGGCCTCGCAGGTCGCAACCTGTGAGACCCTCGAGCGTATCCTTCCGGCCATGCTTCCCATGCACGGCTATCAAGGTTTCCGCACCGCACCGCCCCCCTCCGGCTGGGTCCAGCTCAGGGACATATGGGTGCTGTGGTGGGGTGGCCGGCAGATCGCCCAGGTTTCACCCGCGAAGGAGCGCGGGGTGCGTGTGCACCTCGATGCCCGGAAGATGTGGCAGACCAAGGATGTATGGGCGGCGAGCGTCGACCAGGGCAAGCGCTACGCCGAGCGGTGGTGCGCGGCAAGGCTCTACCCAGAGATGCGGCTGCGAGCCGCTGTGGCTCGGATGGTGGACGGCTCCCCGGGGGAACCTCTGCCGCCGCTGCCCGGCCTGCCGCCGACTCCCGAACAGCTGCAGCAGGCCCGCCGCCTGGCCGAGGCGGGCACAACGGAGCTGGAGCGGGTGAAAGAAGCGCTGGAGCCGCGCAAGCCGCCGGCAGCGACCAAGCTCAGGGCGAGGGATCCGCAAAAGGCGAGGGTGAAGGCGGCGCTGCGGGATCTACAGCGCGGGATCTGAGCCCAGTCCGAGGTAAGTGGCCCACTGCTCCATGAGCGACCGGCGCTTGTCCAGCAGCTGCCCGCGACGATAGGCGGCCTCCGCTTTGTTCCTGATGGCGTGAGCCAGGGCCATCTCGACCACTTCGTTGGCGTGGTCAGTCGTCTCGGCGGCCCAGTCGCGGAAGCTAGACCTGAAGCCGTGCACAGTGAAGGGCAGGCCGAGCCCCTTTGGAGCAGCCTTCTGCACCAGGTAGAGCATCGCGTTTTCGGATAAGGCGAAGGGCGGAGCCTTGCGACACAGTGGTGTCAGGATCGCCGCCGCTGCGTCGGTAAGGGGAACGACATGCTCCCGCCCTCCTTTCATCCGTGATGCAGGCACGGTCCAAAGCATCGCATCCAGGTCGAACTCATCCCACGTTGAACCAGTGACCTCCTCAGTCCGGGCAGCCGTGAGGATTGTGAAGCGCAAGGCACGCCGGGACTTTGCCTCACGTTCGCACAGTCTCGCCACGAACGCCGGCACGTCGACGTACGGCATGGCCGCGTGGTGGCGTACCGGCTTCACCTTGCTCGGCTTGGGCAGAAGATTTTCAAGATGGCCGCGCCAGCGAGCAGGGTTGTCCCCCTCGCGCAACCCATGGACCTTCGCCCAGTCCAGCACGCGCTCTATGCGGCCGCGCACGCGCGTGGCCGTCTCTGTTTTGCTGGACCAGATCGGTTTCAGGCATGCCATCACCAAAGCGGTGTCGACTTGGGCGATGGGCATGGATTCGGCTGGACCGTAGTCCCTGAGCGACTGGGCCCACTGGTCGGCCTGGGCATTGTTCTTCCAACCCGCGCGGTGGGCATCGATGTAAGCCTCTGCGGCCTGGCCGAATGTAGATCCCGCGCTCCGGGCTGCCCGGCGGGTATCAATAGGATCCTCGCCTCCTGCGAGGCGCTTGCGATGCTCCAGCGCCGCCGCTCGCGCTTCCTGCAGGCTGACGACCTGAGTCGAGCCCAACCCCATCTCTCGTAACCGACCGCCGCGGCGGAAGCGCAGCACCCAGGACTTCGATCCGGTCGGCTTCACCAACAGGTACAGGCCGCCGCCGTCGGCGTGATAGCCTTGCTTTGTGACGGTCTGGACGGCTCTGGCGCTGAGCCGATTGATAGGGCGCGCCATTAGAACCGTCCCATACTTTGTCCCATACTTTCGGGTGCGATTAAGTGAGACGGCATGGTATGGGTGTGGAGTCGCACAGACTGATACGCCTAGCTCTTGAGCCAACATGAGGCGAAGTGAGACAGCAAAATCGGCCACTCTCTCCGCCAAGAATGCAAAAACGCCCCGAAAGGGGCGTTTGCATTTGTGCAGCAACGACACAATGTCGTCAGAACGCAGGCTCGATCACCGGAGAAGAATCAACCGTCGGATAGGAAAGCCGATACTTCCGCGTGGTGTCCACATCCACGAGGATCTCGATGGAGCGTTGCCTGGCGATCGCAGCCTTGGTCACGCCCAGCGCGCACAGGCCGGAGGCCTCAAGCACCGTTGCGGTCATCAGATGCCGACCTGGCTTCAAGGCAAACGTCACCGTTTCAGCAGTGTTGAGATGGGCGGCCATCTTTTCGTCAACCATGACGCCCACGGCGCGCATTCCGTTGATCGCACCTATGCGGTTCTGCGATACATGCTTCCCTCCCTGTAGAAAAGACCTGTCCCAGCGCGAAAGCTCGCTCTGTTGGCGCGACTTTACAGGAAGCTGAGGTACCCTCGTCCATGGCTCTACAGGAACGTCGGTTTTCGCCAGCAGGTCGCCTTAAGTAACTCTGAGTTTGACTATCAGATGGGTGTTTCGCTGATGAATTCTGCCGGGAGGGGTATCGATCCACACCGCCTTCGAATGACTGCATTCAGCCCATGCGCATCGCTGCTTGCGTCTGCTCCTGGGCGTGGTCGTGCTGCGCGACCTGCTGAGCCTGCGAAACTTGCTCGACCTTGGCAAGCGAATGCTCTACGGGCGTGTTGACCGCCTCGCTGACCGCCACCGATGCGCGCAGGTGTGCCGGGTTGTTGAGTTCGCCCTGCACGACGAACATGCGCGGGCCAGACTCGTTGCTGGGCGGGTTGCCCAGTACCACATGATCCACGCGCTCCAGGCGGTTGCTCTTGGCCGTTGCCAGCAAGCTGGCTGTTACCCGCTCACTGGTTTCATCGAAGCTGCGCCCGTGCTTGGCATCCACGGCGGATACGCCGTCGCGAATCTGCCGGTAGAGCGAATGGTCGGGGTGTCCTTCCTTCCTGGGATCCAAGCCTGCCTTGTCCAAGGTGGATTCGATGCTTTGCTGCAACGGGCTCTTGGGAGAGAAGCCCGGATTGCTGAGAGAGGGAGAGCCCTTGTCAGTTGCGTCCTGTGCCATTCGCTCACCGGGTTTGAGCGCAATGCGGGGCTGCTGCTCCGCTTCGGCCTCGCGGCGAGCGTATGCGCCTGCATCCTAGGTGCCACGCAGGTAATTGATCCCGTCGCGCAGGAGGCCAGGTCCACCGCCTGCAAGCACCGTGACTCCCGCGCGCAGTTGATGGATGTCACTGCGATAGTCGGCAATCCGGCGCAGGTCTTCAGGATCTGTAACCCGGGCATTGGGGTCATCCAACACGGACTGCACTGGCCCCTTGTCGGTCATGCGGTCAAGGAAATGAACCATTCGATGGGAGTCACCCAGCTGGACCGCCACGGCAGCGGAGATGGCGTGGCCGCTCCTCAATCCGGGTGCTATGAGGGACGCGACACGTTGGCCCTGCTCGGCATTGCGAAGAACCTCGAGTTCCTTCGGGAGCGCGTACATCTCAACCTTGCCGTAGTGCGGGCCGCCAGCGCTGACCAGGTCGCCTGCCATCACATGGTTGGTGAAGGGCGCCGCATTGGCGGGTTGGCCTTCGGGCATGCGGTACGCCAACCCGGCAGCACCGTAAGTATTGAAGGCATCGCCAGGGAGGTTGTAATGGTGTGCAGTGATCTGTGCGAGCGCGCCACCCAGTGAATGGCCGGTGACGTACACGGCCCCAATCCCCCTTTCGTCGGTCAGCTTGATAGCTTGCCGGGTCAGTGCCAGGGCGTCGTCGAGTTGTGCGTTGATTCTCGCGGTAACCATCGCAGCGTCGATGCCGCCATCAAGCAGTGCCTGACGATCGAACTCGGTGCCGCGATGGGCAATGATGACTTCGTCGGTTTCAACTTTTCGATAGACAATACCTTGGTAGCCGGTGCTGGAATCCCGTCTAGCCAATATCTCGTACTCGATTCCTGCAATGGTGACGGACGTGGCATCCGGAGATAGCTCATTGTAGGCATGGTCCGAGAGCGTGGCGCTGGTAATAGGGTTCATGGAGCGTCTCCTTGAATCCGTGTGGAGATCTCAATTGGGAAGTACTTCGGGTGATCAGCGAGTGGGCGCTTATCGAACATAGTCTTAGACAATGTCCACGCCCGTTCAGGCGTCTGCCCTGGGATCAGGGGTTTTAGTGCCTTCTCTACGTAAGTAGTAGAGCCTCCCTCCTCTTCAATTCTCCGGAAAGAGACGCCGACTGTTGCGTAGATTGAGCGCCCATCAATGATCATTGGGAATGCAGCTTGCAGGGTGTTTGGCGTCCATTTGCATGGGCCACGCCCGTAATAGTCAGCGACCGCCATCCCATCTTTGAACGCTGTGGTGGTGAAATCGGTTGGGCTGACGCGCTGTACCTGCAATTGAACAGAGTGCCACTTGGGTTCGTAATGCACGCCCTCGTAGTTGTTGATCGGGGGGAGGCAAAGCGGGTCTATCTCGTACAAGACGGTTACTTTTGGAGTTGGGACGTCCACAGGCGCGTCATGGACCCGGATCACAATCGGCAGCGCATCCTTGGGTGCGGGATTCTCGCGGTAGACCGGGTACGAGCGTTCCTTGTTGCAGCCCGGAACGGCCAGGGTGATCAACGCGATCAATGCCACGTGTGGAAGGGCTGGAAGAAATTTCAGCAT